TCGGGGAGAGCCACACCAGCCTTAGCGGCCTCGGCGGTAATCTGGGCAAAAGTAAGGTCCTTACCGAACTCCGCAACAGCGGAATTCCGACCCTCAGCCCGAGCGGCCTCAAGGGCCTTCTCCTGGTCTGACATCTGGGACTGACGAATCTCGTCAAGCTCCTTGAGAGCAGCCTTAAGCTTGCCTTCGTTGGTGCGAGAGTGGTGACGCCAGCGGTCAGCCTCAACCTTGTAGTCAACCGGCTCAACCGTTTCGGTCTCTGCGGCCTCAGAGGTGGTGGTGCTCTCGTCAATGTTCTGGTCGCTCATTGGTTGCCCTTTCGGCATCATGAAAAGGGCCGCCTCCCTTCCGGAGACGGCCTAAGTATGTAAGTGGTGTTTAACCGGGCATGAGAAAGCCCCCTTTCGGGGGCTGAGTCTCAGACCTTATTATTCTTTGACAGGTTGCACTCTAGATGAGTCAGTTGGATGTTTCGGTAAGAGTGCTCTCCGCCAAGAGAGATTGGGAAGATATGGTCTAGGCTAGGGCTTTCAGGATGGGGCCATACTAGTTCGTCATCAACATGCTGATCGCATATCTGACACACTCCCTGGTCCCGCTTATATACGGTGTCCTTGTCAATACTCTCCACGAAGGCTTCCTTCATGAGGAGTCGTTCACGGTATTCCCTGTCCCTGTACCACTCTTTGTTGTTCTGGTAGTTCCGCCTAGCTGACTCCCTAGTCGCTTCAAGCCCTACGGTAGTTCGCCACTTGTAAGCAACTTCGGCCCGTTGCTCCTTGTCGGAGTTTCGGTAAACCAGGGCATCCACACACTTAGGGGAGCAAGTTTGTGGGACCTTACCGAAGTTGTTGGGAGTAAAGGTCTCACCACATATCACACAGGTGATTGCTTCCGGTCGCTCCACGCGGGGCCTCTTACGGCTCCCCTCTCGCCCCCTGTAGAGCCGTCCACAGTAGGTCTTACAGAACCTCTGGTCCTTGCGCCAAGCCGTGAAGGTCGAGCCGCACTCAAGGCAGTTCTTTGTTTCGCTCACAAGATCAGACTAACATGTCCCCACGAGTCAAGTCAACTACTTAGCTTCGTTGCGCTTGCGAGCCATGTTGTTTCGGTTACCCGGAGCCTGCTTGTCGGCGGCCTTGGCACCATTACCGGCAGGAGCAGAGCCACCCATAGCGCCAGTGATGTCAGCCATAGCCCTCTGTTCCTCCATGGCGGCCTTCTTCTCTTCCTCGATCTCCCCACCCATACGTTCAATCAGAGTGGGGGAGTAACCGAGGTCTTCGGCGGCCTGGCGGGAAGAGATGATCCGGGCCTGAACCAGCTTCACAGCAGAGTCAGTAGCAACAGCGAGACTCTTACGCTCAGGGTCACGCCAAATGACTTCAGCATTGAAAGCATCAGCCCGAGGATCGTTCTTCACCTTGAAGGCGAGTCGCATAACCTCTTCCCAACCCTCACCGAAGTGAAGCATCCGCTCTCGGGCCTTAGCGACAAGACCAGCTTCAGCGGACTGGATGGACTCACCCGAGGGGGACTGTCCACCATTGATAAGGAAGTAGTGCGGGGGAACACGACTGATAGTGCTGATGTGCTGCACCAGCATATTGATCATGTTCACGTAGTTGTTGAGATCGGCGGCTGAGAACTGCCCGAAGTTAATACCGTCGCCCTCAAGCAGGATCATGCGGTCAATGGCGCTTTGGATAGGCGATACCGCATCGCCGTTCTTATCCTCGGAGAACTCCAGGCCAGTAATGATCCGCTGGGGGTAGGCAGCAAACTCAGATGCAACGATCGCATCCGCTGAAATCTTGGTGATCGCATCCTGAATAGGAATGATCGGGTGCAGCTCGGAGAAGGGGCGGTCATGGCGAGGCCCGAGGCCGTTGCCCTGGAGCCGCTTGCGGTTGCTCAGCTTGACCACGGGAACGACGCCCAGGGGGTTCGGGGACACCGTGGGAGCCGTCCACAGCTTGTCGCCCTCCTCGCGGTACGAGGTAGCCACCTGCTCAGGCGTCCAGATGGTGACGTACTCGGTTCCCCAGTCGTCGTAGAACTTCTTGATGGCGGCCTGGGCGATCCGCTGGGAGCCGGGCCGGTAGTAGACGTAGACCTCTTCGGCCGACTCAATCGAGATGACCGGTTCACCATCGTCACCAGGCCACACGATTGCGAAAGCCTCACCAGCCACCAGGGCACTGATGTGAGCCGAGTTGGAGAGCGAGTCAAGCCCGTTCTTCTGCCAGATCTCGTTGGCGTCCTTGTCGGCCCCTGAGTCCTCCGTCATACGGAAGCCTTGGATCTCAAGACGTTCAGAGATGGAGTCCACTACGAGGGAACAGAAGTTGTCCCGCCAACCCTGGAACATAGGGCCGAACTCGTTGAAGAACTTCTGCTGGGCAAAGGCAAGTACCTGTTCGTCGGCATCGTAGTAAGTCTGATAGTGACGAACGTTATGCTGACGAGAGGACAGCTTGCCTTCAAGGAAGGTTATCCAGTCAGTGAGCGTGTTAGGCCGGTTAGCATACCCGCCATTAGTCAGGGTTCCGAACATAGGCGGGTAGCCTCCTACATGGTAATAATGCGCTTCTTACGTATCTTCAAACGACCATCCGCGATAGCGTCGGCACGGGCTTCAAGCGCCAAGATGGCGCATACAGCTAGGTCAATCTTTCGCTTAGACTTAGGAGAGTCCTTAGTGATGAGAGTCCCTTGAGGGACATCACGAGTAACCGCATTGAGTACATGGCGGGAAAGACTCTTGTTGCCATCGTGCTTCAAGTCACCGACCATTGCGGCAGTCCTAAAGCGCTCAGTGGCAACGACCATACGAGTAGGCTTGTTTGTCCAGAACTCGTAGACCGTGTCTTCCCATCGCATGGACCAGCGGCCGATGTTCTCTTGCCAGAAAGGGGGGTCCGCATAAAGCCACTCAACCCGGTATGTGTCGAAGGCTGATTGGACAGCGGCCTCTACCGACAGAACGTCAACTTCCCAGTCTTCGTCTGCGTGTTCAGGCTTCTGCCAGAGCCCCAGGACGAATAGCTTCGCGTCCCTGAGCCTGACGCCTACCAAACCTGTGGCGTCCCCTCGGATCGATCCATCGAAGCCAATAGCGATCTGGTCGCCAGGCTTGATCGGGTCGTCCTCTTCCAGGCACTCATCCCATTCGGTCTTGGACATCCAACCGTTGGCATCCTCCTGAACCTTGTTCAGGTAGAACCGGTAGGCCACAGACGCTGGTGTACGGGGGTCACAGATCGCTTCCCAGAGGGAGTTGATGTCAGCCCACGTAGCGTCGCCGTACGCCTGGATGAGGCCCTTCTTGACGGCCTCCTCGTCCTTCAGGTCAATGTCGGCCTGGTCCGCCTCGATGCAGTCGTACAGGAGGCCCCGAGCACCAGACAGGAACGCTTCATGCGTGCGCTGGGCTACGGAGTCTTCGTTGGGGTTGTAAGAGTTCGTCGTCTCGACGTAGTGAGAGCCAGCCTTAGCCGTCTTGCGGATGTTGCGGTCAATCACTTCATAGACGTACTGGCCCTGGTTGGACATAACCCAGTGATGGGTTTCATCCATAACGCAAAAGGATGGCCTTCCGCCTTCCAATCCACGAGAGGAAGCGGTGACCGGGACAATCTTTCCAGGACCCTTAGTGAACTGGATCATGCCCTTACCGACATCGATACCGAACTCCTTCTCAGCGGGAGACTCGGTAAGCATTCCTCGAAGCATGTCCATCGTCTGTCCACACTGGTCTACCGAAGTAGCTGCAATCTGTACCAGGGGGAGAGGGACACGCTTACCGACAGGGTTACCGTTCTTATCCCAGTGAGAGAAGCGACAAGGGCCTACGAACTCAATGATGCATAGTGCTGCTAGGAGAGGGGTCTAACTTGCCCCAGCCCTTAGATCGACGCAGACATGCGGTCGAGTAGAGCCAGGAACCATCCTCCTTAAGTGCGTAAAGGCGCATGATGAAGTTCATCTGTTCCTTAGTGAACCGCCAAGGCTCACCGGCGTGTTCTCCATCAGGCTGGACGATGTACTTCTGTGCCCATTGAATGATCTGGGGGCCTAGAGACTTAGTGCCCTTTGGGAGGGCATCGTTAGCGTTGCCAGTCTGCATAGCTAACCACCCAGCATCCCGTATAGCTCCTCGTCGGAGATAGCGGGTTCCTCATCCTGCGGGTTGTTCTCGGCAGTCAGGAACTTGCCATCCTGCCCCTTCATAAGGGTCTTCTTGCGGTCAAGGACCGTAGCCCCTAGAAGTGACTCGTTCTGTCGGATCTCCGCCATCTTGCCCACCGTAGGCTTCTGGTAGTAGTCGTTCACCAGTACGGCAAGCATCTGAAGTCGCTCCCAGTCCGTAGACAGGAAGGCTTCAGCCTGTGGGCTATTGATCCATGTCATCCACCAGTCAAGAGTCTCTGGCGCGTACCTGTCTCCGTTTCGGAGTACCGGTGCCTTAATCCTCTTACCGGACAACACAGTTTCGTCGCGCTTGTTACGGCGCATCGGGTTTTCCTTCGGGTACCTACCACCCATGGCCTTTCGCCTCCCTGTTAGACGAACCCTTTCGGTTTGTCAAACACGTAGTAGTTGGACGTGATCTTGAAGTACGCTCGGGACATGGAAAACGAAGCAGCCACGCTCCTTATCGCGTACAGGTCCCTGCTGACGGATGCTCTCAGGGTCTACATGGATACGTGCTCCGTGAACGCTGAAGACCTGGAAAGCAAAGACAGGTTCGGCGAGGCCGACCACTACAAGAAGCAGTACGAGCGGGCAGATAAGCTCCGGGATGACCTAATCGAAGTATGCGCACGTTTTCAGCAAGGAAGGTCTTCCTAGTGAAGAAGTCTTCCTAGCAAAGAGCCCCCTCGAAAGAGGGGGCTTTACCTTTGCTCCCACACCTGGACTCGAACCAGGAACCAAGTGATTAACAGTCACCTACTCTGCCAATTGAGCTATGTGGGAAAGCGGGGCCGAAGCCCCATAGGTTACGCAGCGATGTACGAACCCGAGACGGTAAGGATCTCCGCGTTAACAGCACCCTCAGACTTGCCGTACATGAAGGTGATGTTGCTCAGAGCCGCACCATTGGCAGTGCCAGTCGTACGGAGACGATCAGCCTGCGTACCGTCGCCACCCGCGTACATGATGGCCTCACCGGTCCACGTGCCACGGTCAGCGTCCCGCCCGTCATACGACAGGGCGAAGACAACCCGAGTACCGGCCTTAGCCGGAACCGGAAGAGTGAGGCCGAAGCCAGCACTGTCCTTGGACTCACAGAGGCCCTGTGCGTTAACCATGGCCGTGAAGGTGACAATGCCACCCGCGTTCACGTAGTAGCCACTGGAGGTGAAGTCAGCCTTCTTGACGTTGGTCAGCTTAGGCGAATACGAAGTAGCCAAAGGATCTCCCATCAGAGGTGAAGCCAGTTTTGCTCCCGAGACTGGCAAACTCGATCCTGCGTTATACGGCGCAGGCGCCTGGTGGATCCACTAGGACTCGAACCTAGGACATACGCATTAAGAGTGCGTCGCTCTACCAACTGAGCTATGAATCCAAAGCAAGGACGACAGGGCTCGAACCTGCAACACCCGGTTTTGGAGACCGGTGCTCTTCCCTTTGAGCTACGTCCTAGTTGGCAGTACAGGACTTGAACCTGTGACCTCTCCCTTATCAGAGGAGTGCTCTAACCGACTGAGCTAACCACCATAGGGTTCCCGAAGGAACCGAGCTTACCTAATCAACTAGTCAGAGGCTTACTACAGGACTTACTGAACTAACCTGTAGTGCTTGACTAGAGAACTAACTATCCTCGTGCGTCTCGTTGGGTTTTGACCTTGTGGCAAGACCTATGAACAGCACGGAGATTAGAAGGACTATCAGAACCGCCATGAGCCCTAGGAACCACATGGTCAGCTTGGTCAGCGCCTCCACGGCCACAAAGAGCGCACACAAAGCGATCACGTTGCAGTACAGCCTTCCTGGTCTTGTCCCAACCCTTGGGCTTGCCCTCGCGCCATGCGGAGCCTGCAAACGGCTCAGGGGCGTGCTCAGCACACCGCCCACGCCGTACAGCCACCCGCAGGCATCCTTCCTCCAGACAGATCATCTTGGCCCTTGGCATGTAGCCCCCCGTATGTATGGCGTCCCCGGCCTACGTGCCGACTGCCGAACCACCAGTCGTCGTGGTGTGTCGGCTTCACCCTTCGCAGGGGAGTAGACCGGGGAAGCAGAACCCAGGGGACCTTCGCTAGGAGCTAGGGACAGTTGGAAGGAGGTAACTGCCTTGGCTCAACTAGGGGTCAACCCTGGGAGTCTTATGGATCTTGGTAGTGGGTTAGGTGATCTTGGTTTCATGATCGGCAAAGGCAAAGTACTTGAGGGTTCATCTAAGAAATCAAACTGAATTTACTTAACAAACCTTGATAAGAACTTTGAGTGAACTTACTTAATGTACCTACTTGGCTACTAACTGTTACTTACCTTGTAAGGTAGGAACTAGTTACTAGTAAGTAGTTTGTAACTAACTACTACTTACCTTCTTACTAACTCCAGTCTAGCCAAGATTTCCCCACGAGTCAAGTTGGTGGTTCCGTGACCTCCGTCACACGAGTCATACGGTGTCCAGTTTGATCGTTCTCGATCTCATAAGTAAGGTGAGGTCCGCACTTGGGGTTACAAGGCGTATACCTATGTGCAATGAGATCCAGATCACACATAGTGATCTTGGGAACCATCTTTGGCAGGTACTTGTCTCGTGGGGCAAGATCACTTACAGTTGGAGGCACAACCGCTCTCCCCGTCCCCCTAGGAGACCTGCCATGGCCAAGCTCCCCAGCGCTTACGAGCTGCGAGACATGCACATGTTGCTGAACATGACCTACGAAGACATCGCCCGCCAGTACGGGGCGTCGAAGCAGGCCGTTCAGATCAAGCTTGCAACCATCGGGTACGCGCCCCAGGGCCGCGACCGGTACAAGCTGATCCCGTGGGAACTCAGCTCTGAGCACACCAAGCAGCGTCGGGCACAGCTCCTCCGTGCCCACATGCGGGACGTGGACGGCCAGGAGGCCACAGGCAAGCTCGGGAGCGAGCTTCCCGGCTTCCGGCGCAGGCTCCGTACCAAGGTTCTGGACTACTCCCCTGAAGACGGTCTGATCTTCGTTGACCGAACACCCAAGGATGGGGACCTGATCATAAGGTGGCCGGAGGACTTGGAGCTTCCCGCAGAGGGGCTGATCCACCTGTTCAAGCTTCCTTTGGAGATGCAGGAGTGAAGGTGTTATAGAGGTCCACTCCAGGGCCAGGGCAGGGACACATGACAGGTTCCTTGCCCTGGTCTCTCATGTCCGTATTCGTTCATACGCTCGACTTGACTCGTGGGGGTTGTCATGGTTCCATGGTTGAGGGAAGCATCCAGTGAGAGTGGAAAGGCACCAAATAATGAAGCTTTCTATTGATTCGCGTGTGATTGCCCCGGCTGAGAAGCTGGCAATGCTCGGTAAGCGCAGTGCCCTTATAGGGGCAGGCATCATGCATCAGAGCCTTTCCGAAGAGACCGGCCGCCACTGGGCTAGCCGGGACCGCCACGAGCGGGGAGAGTCCATCTCGGCAGTTCTGTCCCCTGACCTCTCCGAGGACGAGCTTTACCAGCTCGGACAGTGGGTGGGAGACGGGTTCGAGAAGATCCACGACGAGCACCAGGCCGGTACTCAGAACGTGCTTGGCCTTCCCGTCGTTGCCGTTCAGATCTACATCAAGGAGACCGCGTGAAGCCCACTTCCGTCAGTCAGCACACTCAGCTTGTCCAGTGCTCGGAGGCACACCGCCTACAGCGCATTGAGCGGGTACCCCAGCTCCAGGCCGCGTGGTTCCATCACGGGACGGCCTTTCACTCCGCCATCGAGGAGTACGAGCGCTCTGGCCGGGCCATGCCCGTTGAAGAGGCCGTGAAGGTCTTTGAGACCGCGTATGACGCCCTGGTTGAGCAGGGACAGGCCAAGCAGCCGGACTACGGCAAGTGGATGGCAGGGGGCCGTACACGGCCCCAGACGGACATCCGTAGCCGTCGGCTCAAGGGTGCGGCCATGGTGCACGCCTACTACGAGTGGGCAGAACAGGACGAGTCCTCTATCTGGACTACCCCTGATGGCACTAAGGCCATCGAGCTTGCCTTTGATATCGACTTGTACGGTATCCAGGTCAAGGGCTTCATTGACCAAGTGGTCGAAGATCCCTATCTTGGACTAGTAGTCCGAGACCTCAAGACCGGTACTACTCGCACTGTGATCCAGCTCGCTACCTATAAGGTGGCTATCGAGATGATCTATGGTGTTACAGTCAATTGGGGTGACTGGTGGGTTGGCAAGTACGGCACTGCCACTAAGCCGGTAGACCTTCGGGAGTTCACCCCTGAGTGGTTGGCGAACCAGTACAAGGCGTCCACGGTCATCCGTGACCAGGGCCTGTGGTTCGCCAACGTCGGCCCCCACTGCTTCGCCTGCACGGTCAAGGGCTCGTGCTTCGCGTACAGCCAAGAACCCTCGTAACCCTTTTTTTTGGCCCCGTACTTGACTCGTGGGGAATCCTGAGTCATACTGGAAGAGTAGTAAGGAAGGAACCACAAGGTGTACAGCCTTAGTCAGATGAGGCGTGTTCGGGGAGAAGCCGGAGAGCCTATCCCCTCCCCCTTCCCCGGCCTTGAGAAGATGGAAGCCCAGTTCCGGCGCGGTGAGTTCTCCATCGTCGCTGCTGGTCCTGGTACCGGTAAGTCCATCTTCTCTCTGACACTCGCTATCGAGTGCAAGCGCCCAGTGCTTTACTTCTCGGCAGACTCCAATGCCGCGACACAGCTAACCCGAGCCGGGTCTATGCTTACCGGCATACCTTCTAAGAAGATGAAGGAGAAGGTTCGTAATGATGATCTGGACGACGTAGAGTCGATACTGTCGGAACGATGGTGGCTCCGATTCGACCTTGACGCACAGCCCTCTATAGAGGACGTTGAGAACAAGGTCGCTGCCTATCAAGAGGTATACGGCACAGACCCTCACCTCATCATCCTTGACAACATCACCAACATTGAGTCCGATGCCGGTGATGCCGAGACCTTCACCTTTGGCCTTGAGGCCCTTTGTGACTGGTCCAACAGCATGGCAAAGGCAACCGGCGCACACGTGCTAGCGTTGCATCACGTAACTGGTGAGTATTCGGATGGTCTTAAGCCAATCCCTCTCTCTGGTATCAAGGGCAAGATCGGTCGAGTACCTAGTATGGTCCTCACCATTCACAAGGACGTAGACGACATGGGGTCACAGACTCTCCACGTCTCTCCTGTGAAGAACCGAGAAGGCTTCTCTGATCCTTCTGGTAACACCTTCGTGTCTTACCGGTTTGACACAGATCGCCTCTCTCTTACAGAGTTGGACGAGTCAGCGTTCTAGCCTCTTTTTTGAGACAAAACTTGACTCGTGGGGAAGGAGGTGATTAGATGGGAACTAAGGAGATGCGGATATGCACTCGATGCGAGCGCAACCGCAACGTCAAGTTCTTCTCAGGGCCTCGCGGCCGGGTCTGCGTCACCTGCCAGAAGCGGTCGAGGAGCAAGGCCAGTCACGAAACCAGGGTCACGGCCACGTACGGCCTGGAGCCCGGCGAGTATGACCAGCTCTTCCAGGCCCAGGGCGGCGCGTGCGCCATCTGTGGGGGGAAGCGCCGACAACGGCTCTCCGTGGACCACGACCACAAGTCCGGCCTCGTACGGGGCCTCCTGTGCCGGATGTGCAACGGACGGCTTCTGACAGCAGCTCGGGACAAGCCCGATGTGCTCAGGTCGGCCGCCGACTACCTAGACGAACCCCCAGCTCTCCGGATCTTGGGAGAGCGGTACCACCAGACAGACGGCAAGTAATGCCGGTTAGTTCAGTAAGTTCAGTTCCCTCGGAAGGGCTCTCATCATCATGACTGCGTACGCTGGCTTCTCCGCTGACCTCGGTAACAAGCTCACCGCTGGTCGTCAGATCACTGACCCGCTTGAGAAGGCCGTCGTCCAGCACTCCTACACCGCGAAGCAGGAGCAGGCCCGCCCCACCCGGCACTACGGCTTCCCCGTCAAGGCCCGCTTCCAGACCGCCGAGGACCGTGCCCGGCTGGCTGAGCTTCGTTCCCGTCGAGCTGTGAAGTCCCCCTTCGCTCCTTTCTAACCAAAATCTTGACTCGTGGGGAAACGGCATGAAGCCCAGCATCAAGCTTGTCCTTGAGTCGTACGGGTTCGAGTCCATTCGGGACGTGGACAGGTGGCAGAAGGTGAAGTGTGCCTTCCATGGGGAGCGCAATGCCTCTGCCTCTGTCCACACCGGAGAGAACCGGTTCAAGTGCTTTGCCTGTGACATCTCAGGTGACTCGTTCGACATCATCATGAATCAGGAAGGGATCGACTTCCTTGAAGCTCGGAAGTTCGCGGAACAGCGATATGGGTTCCGCAATGAAGAAGTACGCGGCGGCCTTCGTGGGAAGTCCAGCCGAGGAGTACATAGCCAACAAGCGGGGACTGGGAAGCCTAGGCGAACGTTTCAATCTGGGCTTCGTTGAGGATCCGATCCCAGGGCATGACAGGGCGCGAGGAATGCTGGCAGTGCCTTACCTCCGTCCGGCAGGAACGTCTTACACGGCCACTATCCGCTTCCGGTGCATCCAGGACCACGACTGTAAGGAAGCGGGTCACGGGAAGTACTACAGCCTTCCTGGTGACCGCCCGAGGCTCTACAACTCAAAGGCTCTGATCGGGGGAAGTCCTTATGTGGGAATCGCTGAAGGAGAAATGGACGCTCTCTCTGCTGAGGCTTGCGGGATCCCCTGTGTGGGAATCGCCGGAGTCAGCGGATGGCGAGATCACTTCCTCCCCGGACTCAGTGGATACAACACGGTGTACATCTTCGGAGACAACGACGACGCAGGCCAGGGAGCCGAGTTCGCAGACAAGGTAGCCGCACAGGTTCCTAACGCAAAGGTCATCCTCATGCCGAGTGGTCATGACCTCAACTCCGCTTACCGGGAATTCGGCCCCGAGGCCGTACGAAACATGATTGGGCTCTGAGATGTTTGAATTCGACTTCGACTACAACGAGAAGTTCACTGCCGGGGATCACATCAAGGTCACCTCGGGAGTTTACGAGGGCCTGGCAGGAATGGTTGTAGGTATCTGGCCGGACAGCATCTTCCCGTACGAGGTAGAGCTTGATGACGCCGTGGACATGAAGACCTGGTGCTTCCACGAAACCGAGCTGGCGCTTGACTACCCCGAGCTGGTCACCGAGGCCGACGACGTGAACCACCCCTCGCACTATGCGGAAGGCTTCTCGAATGGTGCCGAGGTAATCGACATCACCGAGAACCTGAATTTCAACCGGGGCAATGCTGTGAAGTATCTCGCCCGTGCCGGTAAGAAGGATCCCTCTAAGGAGATGCAGGATCTCATGAAGGCCCGGTTCTACATTGAGCGCGAGATTGCCCGCATGGAGGCCGCCAAGTGAGCAGCATGTATTACCACCCGACTGAGAACGGCGTTCACTTCGTCGGAGACGTTGATCTCGGGGACTACGACTTCAACATGTTTGCTGTCTTTCAGCGAATGGAGGACAAGGCCCTCTTCTATGGTGAGGACTCCGGTTGTTCATGCAATATCCCGTTCGAGGATTTCAAGTTCGATGAACTGACTCGCATCACGGATATCGCAGAGTTCCACAAGGTTGCTCGCAAGTGGATTCGTGAGCGCAGTGGTACCGCCCATGAGCGGGATGCCATGGAACGTCTGATCGTCAAGACTCGTCAGCTCTACCGGAAGGCCGCCAAGTAATGCCGTTCTTCACCTTTAACCAGAACAACTCTGGTGGCTCCTTCGCCTACGAAGAGAAGTCTGGTATCTCGCACTTCGTCATTGTTGAGGCCGACAACGCCAAGAAGGCGCTTGCCACTGCCGAGGAAATCGGCCTCTACTTCGACGGCTACGGGGACTGCCGTTGCTGCGGTGACCGCTGGTCGGACTACGTGGACGACGAAGACGGCACCGAGGAGCCGACCATCTATGACCAGCCGGTAAGCGACTACTTCAAGCGGGAGTTCGCATCCAAGTGGATTGATGGCTTTGAAGCCTTCGTCCACTACGAGGATGGGCGTATTGAAGGCCACCTGAAGGGGAAGCGCAAGTGACTGACATCCGAGAAGTCAAGCTCCCTAAGTGGGCACAGGCTGAGCTTGCGGACCTTCGCCTTAAGCTCCGTCGTGCAGAGACTCACATTGAGGAACTGCGGGCCGCAATCCCCAAGTCCAACGTTCGTATTGAGGACTACCGGGACCAGGATCGATACCTTCCTCAGAATGCCCGCGTCGCCTTCTCCTTGGACGTGGAGCGTGGCTACCGGCGAGAGATCGTCGTGAACATCAGTGACAACGGCTTCCTTGAAGTCCGGGGCTACACGGGCCTTGTGGTTGTCCCTCACGTCTCTAACGTCGTCAAGATTGGATTTGCCCGATGAAGATTCTCACCCTCGATATCGAGACCTCCCCGAATATGGCCTACGTGTGGGGGATGTTCAAGCAGAACGTTGGTCTTACTCAGCTTATCGAGACTGGCGAAGTGATGTGCTTCGCTGCCAAGTGGTACGGCTCCAAGAACGTCATGTACTACAGCACGCACCACGACGGCAAGGAGACCATGCTTGAGCGGGCTCACGAGCTTCTGTCCGATGCTGACGCGGTAGTCCACTACAACGGCAAGCGGTTCGACATCCCTCACCTGAACCGGGCATTCCTTGAGGCCGGTATGACTCCTCCGGCTCCGTTCGCTCAGATTGACCTTCTTCAGGTGGCTAAGCGCCAGTTCCGCTTCACATCCAACAAGCTGGACCACGTGGCACAGCAGCTCGGTATTGGCTCCAAGACCTCTCATACAGGCTTCCAGCTCTGGATTGACTGTATGGCTGGCAAGGAAGAGGCTTGGGACCTTATGCGGACGTACAACAAGCAGGATGTTGTACTTACGGAAGAGGTCTATGACGAGCTTCTGCCCTGGATCCCCTCTCACCCGAACCAGCGTCTCTACCTTGGCGGTGCAGAGGATCTGTGCCCCAACTGTGGCGGCACTGAGCTTAAGAAGCAGGGTAAGGCTTACACCGCCGTATCAGTCTTCCAGCGCTTTGTTTGCAATGACTGTGGCAAGTGGACTCGTGGGAACAAGCGATTGGACTCGTCCTCTATTACTAGTGTAAAGTAGATATGTAGGGCCAGTTAGCTAGGAAGGAAACGCATGAAGGTTATTAACTGGGATGACGTGTCTGATGTTGCTGGTCGGGCCGCTAAGGCTGTAGCGCGTGACTGGCGCATCGTTGAGGCTGATGACCTCAAGCAGGAGTGCATGACTTGGGCCTACGAGAACAAGGAAGCCCTTGGTGAGAATCCCGAAGTTCTGTACGGGGTCTTCCGTAAGGTGGCTACTCGGGTTGCCACCAAGGAGCGGGATTACCAGGACATGATGTTGAACGAGTACTGGTACACCCCGGCCGAAGTCCGGAAGGTGCTTAAGAGCATCCGGGACGGTAGCGCTCAGGACACCATGAAGCTTGAGAACCTGGACACGTGCTCTATCGATGACTCTAAGGTCATTGCCCGAGCCGATGTGGTTAAGGCTTTCAAGACCCTTCCTTACAACTACAAGATGCTTCTCTTCCGCAAGTTCATCCTTGACGAGAAGCTGTCCGAGGCAGACCGCAAGGCAAGCTATGACGCCGTGTACCGGCTTACCGTGCTTGTGAACCGTGGCACCGCTAAGACCACTCGTGAGATCAACCAGTCCAAGGGGGCCATGTATGTCTGAAGTCGTTCTCCTTAAGAGCCCTACTTGTCAGCCCTGTAAGAAGTTCCTGCCTGTGGTCATGTCGGCTGTGACCGATCTGGAGCTTCCCCTTCGAGTCATCGACGTCACCAAGGTCCCTGACGCCGTTGAGCGCTACCAGGTGACCGCTGTACCGACTCTCATCCTGGAGAGCGACGGGGAGAACCCCGAGGAGCTGTACCGCCTTGTGGGGCCTACCACGAAGGTTGAACTGGTCGATCTTCTGCGAGCATTTTCTTGACTCGTGGGGAAAACTGACGTAACTTAGAGGTTGTGGGGCCCTTCGGGGCCCCTCCCTCTGCCACTTTGGATAGGAACTGGTTTGTCTGACACTCTGATTGACGGCTACTTCAAGAACGAGACCGCAGCCACGGTGTACCGCCGTACGTACTCCCGTACCAAGCCGAACGGCCAGAAGGAGACTTGGCCCGAGACGGTTCGGCGCGTGGTTGATGGCAACCTGTCGATGGTTGACCCCTGGTTCATCGAGGACAACGAGCGAGAGCGCCTTATTGACCTGATCCAGGGCTTCAAGCTGGTTCCGGCTGGTCGTCACCTCAAGTCGGTTGGAGTCAATGACTTCGCCCTCAACAACTGTTGGCACTCGGGATGGTCCGAGGATCCCGCCGAGCACTTCGAGTTCACGCTTATGCGACTCGCTGAAGGTGGCGGCGTCGGAGCCAACTACAGCAACAAGTACGTTGGCGTGATGCCTCCTGTGGCCCGTCCGACAGAGACTCACATCGTCTGCCGTGAGGATCACCCGGACTTCCTTGACATGGTTGAGGCTGGTCTCATCTCCACGGAGTACAGCCCTGATTGGCACGGGGCCTACCAGGTTGCCGACTCCCGAGAGGGTTGGGCAAAGGCCCTCGGTGATCTGATCCGTAACGCCCATGACCCGAGGACCAAGCACACGGCCCGCGTCTATGACGTGTCCCTCGTGCGTGAGAAGGGTGCCGTCCTCAAGACCTTTGGTGGTACCGCTTCGGGCCCCCAGCCCTTCGCTAGCCTCCTGACCAATGTCGGCAAGATCCTGAACTCCAAGGTCTACGTTGACGCCGAGGATCCGAACGGCCTCGTTCGTATCGCCGGGGCCAAGCTCACTGGCATGGACGCCATGGAGATTGATCACGAAATCGCACAGTGCATCGTCTCTGGTGGTGTTCGGCGTTCTGCGCGAATGGCCATCATGCATTGGCAGGATCCCCAGATTCACCAGTTCATCGACTCTAAGGCCGACTTCTCTAAGCACTGGACTACCAACATCAGTGTTGAAGTGGACGACAACTTCTTCAACCTGATTAACAAGTTCTCTTCTCCGTCTTATCCGATCCTTCGTAAGATCGCTGAAGGTGTCCATAAGAACGGTGAACCCGGTATCTGGAATAGCTCCCAGTCTGCTATTGGTGAGCCTATCCCTCCGACTTCCACTAACCCGTGTGGCGAAATCACGCTTAACGAGTGGGAGCCGTGCTGCCTTGGTCATGTGAATCTCTCTGCCTTCCTTCTCGATGGCGGTCCTGACTATGTTGGCCTCCTTGAGGCTCACCGCCTTATGACTCGCTTCCTTATCCGTGCTACCCATGCAAAGGTTGAGGATCCGAAGTCTCAGGCCATCATTGAGAAGAATCGACGTATTGGGGTTGGGCACCTTGGCTTTGCTGAGTACCTTGCTGCTGGTGTTTACGGAGAGCTTGACAACGCTGCATCCGACATCTCCGAGTTTGCTGCTGAAGTGGATGAGGCAGCGATCGAGTATTGCCACCAGCTTCGTATCCCTGTACCTGTAAAGAAGCGCACCATCGCCCCTACCGGCTCCATCTCAAAGCTTGCTGGTGTGAGTGGTGAGGGTATCCACCCCATCTTTGCTAAGTACTTCCTCCGTCGTATCCGCTTCTCCAACATTGAGCCGGATGAGGCACGACAGATCGCAGAGTACGAGGAGAAGGGTTACCACACCGAGCCGGATATCTACGCGGCCAATACGACCGTGGTGGAGATCCCGACTAAGGATCCGATCCTTGAGCTTGTCTCAGATCCGAGCCTTGTCCGTGCGGCTCATGAAATGGACCTTGAAGAGCATTTGGAAATCCAGCAGATGTACCAGGACTGCTGGGCTGACAATGCTGTCTCGTACACCGTGAACTTCGATCCCGAGACTGTGACCGTTGATGAGCTTGTGGACGCTCTGAAGGCGTATGGAGCCACGCTGAAGGGAACTACTTGCTTCCCCGAGGCCACACGGCCCCAGTCGCCCTATCAGCGACTCACCGAGGAGCAGTACGGCTACCTCGTTGAGGCTCTGGGGGAAGAGTCCATGGAGTCTGGCTTCGATGAGGCTTGCGCTACTGGTGCTTGCCCGATCTGAGCTTGACTCGTGGGGACTTCTAGTCCATACTTGAAGGAGTAGGGGCGCTTCACGGCGCCCCACCCTTCTGACCCAAATCTTGACTCGTGGGAAACAAGGAGAATGACCGTGGCTGATCCGTTTGCCGTAGACGACAACCCGTGGGACGAACCCACCACCAACACCGACACCTTCACCGAGGAGAAGCAGCCTATGACCGTTGGCACTGATTTCGAGGCGTACACCATCACCCTGAAGTTTGGTGGCGGCTATGACGCCCCGTGGGCCGTGATCCGAGCTGGTGACGCTGAGACCGCCAAGGAGCGCATCCAGGAAGCCCAGCGAACGGGCCTGCTTGAGATGATCGCCAAGGCTTCTGGTCACGTGTCTACGCTGATTGGTGACAAGCCGTCTGGTGGCGGTCAGAGCCGCCCGGCCCCGCGTACTGGTGGTGGTAGCCAGGCCCCGGCTGAGACCGTTGACGGTGACTCGTGCACCCACGGCCGCCGACTGGTGGATAAGGGTTCCTGGGCTGCCAAGTTCTGTGGCCACCCCGACAAGTCCCAGCAGTGCGAGCCGCTTTGGCGTGACAAGCAGGGCAACTTCAAGGCTAAGTAAGCCAGTTTTCATTTAACCCAAATCTTGACACGTGGGTAAGGGGGCCGAAAGGCCCCCGCCCGAGGAGAACTATGCGCATCAATGTCAACCGAATCGTCACTGTGGACATGTCCCTCACTGAGATTGAGGCGGCTGCTATGGCGGCTGGTCTTCAGGATTCCCTGAACAACCCGTCGAGCACGCTTACCCCGAATAACCGGGAGATCATCGGCGGCATTCTGAACGGCCTCTTTGCCAGCCTGGACGCCACGAGCGGCGACACCCTGTGAGGAAGACCGTTGCTGCTGCCACGGTCGGCATCATGGCCGTAGCTGCGGTCCCTACCACCTTCGAGAAGCCGGAAAAGCCGGATCCGACCCCCGCCGCACAGACTCTCGACCTGGGGCTGACCTCCCCGGCCTCCGTCGAGGCCCTGGAGGACCAGGCGGAGGCCGTCAGAGAGCAGGAACGGCAGGCCCGTGAATACGAGGCCGCTATGAAGGCTTCCAAGGAAGCCCACAGGAAGGCCGTAGAAGCCCGTAAGGAAGCTGAGAGGTCTCGGAGTGCCAAGAGGACACCGAAAGCGCCGCAGAAGACCGTACAACCGCCTTCCCAGTCCTCCTATGGCAACAATCTAGACGGCTGGATCCGAGAAGCACTCTCAATCATGGCCAAACATGGGATTCCAGGCAGTTACAACGGCCTCTATCGCAACATCATGAGGGAATCCGGCGGGAACCCTCACGCTATTAACCTCACAGACTCGAATGCAGCCAAGGGGACGCCCTCTAAGGGACTCCTTCAGGCCATAGATCCCACTTTCCGGGCCTACCACGTAGGCGGAACGTCTTGGGACATCTATGACCCTGTAGCAAACATCGTCGCCTGTGCCAACTATGCGGCCCATACCTATGGGTCTATCGACAACGTGAATGGGGCTTACTGATGAACGAGAACATTGACGACTTCCTGAACTCCATCGGCGTGGACGCCGTGAAGATTCAGCTTGACGAGTCCACCAAGCTTGCCGGACAGGTCATTGACGCGGCTGGTGACATCAAGGATCGGGCTATTAGCGTCGGCCTCTCTCACGAGCTGGCAGAGGAGATGGCCGGGGCCTTCTTCGGTAAGGTTCTGTTTGGCGAGTAACTTGACTCGTGGGGATCGGTAAGTCATACTGAAGATGTGGGGCCTTCGGGCCCCTCTCTTCCGACCTGAAACTTTACTCGTGGGGAGAATGGGTTGATCAGCTTCTGTCCAGCACGGAAGGTGGCCGGTGATGCGGTAACCATTCACGTTCTGGAGGATGCGAACGACATACCGGAATTCGTCAAGTGGATCCGGTCTTACAAACACTTCGGTCTTGATACCGAGACCACTGGTCTTGACTACTGGTCAGAAGACTTCCGCCTTCGCCTGGTCCAGTTCGGCACTAAGGACACGGCCTACGTTGTCCCCGTAGAGGTCTCCGAAGACCTTTGGGACGCGGCGATAGGCGCTATCCGGGACATCTACCGTCGTGGTGGGAAGCTCGCTCTCCAGAACGCCACCTATGACCTCCTGGTTCTGGACGCTAAGACAGAGCTTCGGATGGAGGACATTTGGCCTGCGGTAGTCGATTCCAAGATCCTGGGGCATCTGGTCGATAGTCGGGCCTACAAGGAAGGTGGCACTGGGCATAGCTTGGAAGACCTTACGCGGGCATACATTGACGGTGAGGTTGCCACAAAGATCAAGGGCTCCATGACGGAGCTTGCTAAGTCGATGAAGACCACTAAGGGTGAGGTCTTTAAGAACATCGACACTTGGCACCCCGGCTATCTGCTCTATTCGGGGCTCGACCCCGTCTTGTCGTTCCGACTGGCTAAGCGGCTTGGGCCTCTCGTCCCGAAGACGGCACAGAAGCTCATACGGTTTGAACACAAGGTCGCCGAGATCTGCTCTTACATGAGCCGTCGCGGTGTTCGCCTTGATGTCGAGTACACGAAGGCCCTCATTCAGAAGCTCTTCGCTGATGAGCTTGAGTGGACGGCCATTGCTCGTGAACTGGGCTGTGGTAACCCGTGGGCGACTGAGCAGGCAGCAGACGCGTTTGAGGCTCGTGGAGTGGTCATCAAGGGCCGCACGCCGAGTGGTAAGCGCAAGGTGGACAAGGTCTTCTTGGAAGAGAGGATCAAGGAGGGTGACCTTCTAGCTAAGGCGATTGAGCAAGCTAAGTCGGCCCGCAAGAAGCGGACCACATGGCTTGAAGGCTTCTTGGCTGCTGTAGACAGCAAGGGATACATCCACCCGTGGATACATTCCATAGCCGCCAGGACAGCCCGGATGTCTATTACTGGTATCCCGGCTCAAACGTTGCCCGCTGGGGATCCTGAGATCCGGCATTGCTTCCTTGCCGACCCTGGCCATGTGATGCTCTCGACTGACTACAGCAACATGGAGCTTCGGTTCCTTGCGGCTCATAGCCAGGATAAGACGATGCTTACGGCATTCCGGAATGGTGATGATCTTCACCAGATTACGGCTGATGCTGCTGGTGTCTCTCGTAAGGCCGGTAAGGGTACTAACTTCACGGTGGTCTTTGGTGGGGGATGGAAGGCCGTTCACGAACAGAACGGTGTCTCTCCCGAGGATGCTAAGAAGGCTGTGGAGGCGTTCTGGAAGACCTATCCAGGGGTTAAGAAGCTCTCGGATAAGTTGATCAAGGATGCTCGGATGCTCGGGTATGTGGTCACTGCTTCCGGTCGTCGCCTTTACGTGGACAAGGACCGTTCGTACTCTGCCCTGAACTACTTCATCCAGTCTGGCTCTCGGGATATCACTTGTCGGGCACTTGTCCGCCTCTTTGAGGCAGGCTTTATGCCTTACATGTTGCTCCCTATCCATGACGAAATTCTCTTCACGGTTCCTCGCCAGTTCGCGGAGCGTGGAGCGAACCTGACGGCAAAGCTGATGGCAGAGACCATCAAGGGCTTGGAGATCCCGACTGACCCTGAGTTCGCTCAGGAGTCGTGGGGGAGTCTCCTTGAAGACACAAACAGTAAGCACTAAGGAAGGTAACTAAGTGGGTATCGAGTTCCGGTCGGACATGCGCGTTGAGCTTATCGATTCGATGGGCGGTGACCATTCGATCGTCCGGGCCGCTCGGGTCTCCTCTGGTTCGGAGGCTGGCAACGAGAAGCGGGATAAGGGTTTGGTCAACATGCTCATGCGTGACCGACACGGCAGCCCCTTCGAGGCCGTCACGATGCAATTCTTCGTGGAAGTGCCGATCTTCGTTGCACGCGAGTGGTTCCGGCATCGGATGAGTTCCTTCAACGAGACTTCCGGCCGGTACAAGGTGTTGGAGCCTGTCTTCTACATTCCGAGCGAGGAGCGACCCCTTCGTCAGATTGGTAAGCCTGGGGCGTACACGTTCGAGCCTGGCGACTATCAGCAGGTACTCACGGCCAAGTCTGCCGGTATCCGGACCGCTAGGGCGGCCTGGGAGGAATACCAGCACCAGCTTGACGCCGGAGTTGCCCGAGAAGTGGCACGGAATGTGCTTCCGCTCTCCATCTACACGTCTTTCTACTGGACCGTGAACCTTCGCTCGGTGATGAACTTCCTGTCTCTCCGACATGTCACCGAGGACACCACGGTTCCGACCTTCCCCCTGTACGAGATCGATCAGGCCGCAGCCCTTATCGAGGACCACGCACACCGTGTGGCCCCGGAATCCATGGCGGCCTTCAACAAGAATGGGCGGGTTGCTCCGTGATTAAGACCGAAATCACTCTTCGCTCTGAGAACAACAAGTTCAAGGTGAGTGATCTGATCAAGTTCACCGAGAAGCTGAAGGCCCTGTATCCGATGGATCAGGAGTACTTCTACGTAGAGCTTACTCACGACTCACTTACCGCCTATGACGAAGAGGAGTAGTCAGTAAGTGATCGGCTGGGTTGAAGACGAAGACGACTGCCTGTTCTGTGGTGGCCGACGCTGTATCGATGATGAGGAGCAAGAGTGAGTAACCCCTTCGAGTCTCTTACCCATGAGCAGGTCTCTGTTCTGTGGGATATGCGGGACTACTGGGCCGATAAGGACCGGCATGGAGAGCTGGAGCGGGAGTACAACTACGACGAAGACCAGATAAAGGCTTTCTGGGATCTCGGTTCCCTCATCGACGCCGAAGCTAAGAAGCGAAGGATCATCTACTGCTAATGCGTCCCGACTTTGACACCTACTACCTTGCGGGGGCTGAGTGGGCTGCCACTCGTGCCGACTGCACCCGTGCTCAGGTTGGTGCCCTGCTGGTCTCTCGGGACCACAGGGTGACCCCCGGCTATAACGGCCTGCCGTCCGGCATCCCTGGGTGTGCCTCCGCAGGGAACTGCCCTCGTGGCCGTCTGACGACCGAAGAGTGTGCGCGCGACTCCAACTACGCGAACTGTGCCGCCAGGCACGCAGAGGACAACGCAATCACCAGGGCGAGGCCGGAAGACCTCCCCGGAGCCACGCTGTACGTCACGCGTGCTCCCTGCCCTTCCTGCCAGACGCTCATCAAGGCTGCTGGCATTGCCCGTGTAGTGACTCCGGGGGGTGACTTCGATGTCTGACCCCATCCAAGACCTGATGCGGCTCCTGGAGGAGCTTTCACCCCCGAAGCTCTGTGCCGACTGTGAACGTCGGCTCAAAGAGGCCGGGATCGAATCCGTGACTTACAAGAAGATCGACTCCACCAAGGGAGAGCTGCTGTGACTGTCATGCCGGACGCGTACTACGAGGTTGAGCACGCCCGCGACATTGCTGGATGCCAGGGCTGCGGTTGCCTGTACGACGTCAACGACGTGCAGGAAGAGGAGCTGCGAGACGGCTCGTTCCTGATGCTCTGCGGGGACTGCTGGGAGGACTTCTACGAGGCCGGGCAGTTGGTTTAGTTTCCTCGGAAACTTGACTTATGGGGGGTCTGGTCGGGGGTGGTATCATCCGGCCAAGCTTTCCTGATGGCGAGGATCGCTGGAAGTGGGGACATGGCTGCGGCATGGTCGGCTCTCGTGGGCCGCAGCGGTGTCCCCTCCTTCTTGCCCTGAATCTTGACCCGTGGGTGTCGGTACCTCTAGGTAGGGTTGGCGTAAATAACGATCTTGGAGGGGTAATGGGCCGTTTCTACTCTGGAGTGAGTCTCAGTAAGTCGGGACTCCGGCCGTACGCCGGGTACCGGCTGGGCGGTCGTGGGAGTGGCCTGGGATACCGCCCAGGGGGCTCCGCTGCCGACGATCCTGTGTTCCAGGTGGCCCTAGCCCTGGCCGCCTTCGGCGGGCTCGTGTGGACCCTCATAGACCCGCTCTTCGGGGGAGGGTTCGTGGCCTGGCTCGGCTCCTGGGCCGTCTCCTCGATGATCATCCTGTTGGGCATGGCTCTCCTGATGTTGGGCCTGGCCCTGGCAATCCTCCTGGCGATCCCGTTCACCATCTGGGTAGCCGTTACCCACACCATCTGGCTTTGGTGGGTCATACCGGCCGTCGTCGTCCTCCTGGGCGGTATCGGCTGGCTGGCTAGCAAGTGGGACGAGGCGGAAGACCGCTACCAAGACTAGCGACGTTGACACGTGGGGAATGTGTGGCCTAGGCTGCCTGTATGGCAATCAACAAGGTGCGAGCCACTGAGCTGGTTCGCGGGGACATCATCACTCTTCGGGACGGCAGGAGGGTGCAACTGGAAACTGATCCGGCACCATCCCCCAAGGGAAGGGTGGTCAATGTGACCCTGTGGGAGATAGGGACGGATAACCCGAACTTCTCGTTCACGCTCTACACGAACACCCTGTACGAAGCTGAAGACGGCTTCTAGCCTGAAAGCCCCCGCTTCACGGCGGGGGCCCTCTTTTGATCTAAAACTTGACTCGTGGGAAGTGATGTACAGATGGAGATCCGCGAGGTACGCGTGTACAGGGTCTCGCCGGACGGCTCCAAAGAGCTGGTCCGAGTGACGGCCGCATAGAGAAGAAGCCCCCCGGCGAAAGCCGGGGGGGCCTTTTTTTATATCTTCTTCAGCTCAAAGAAGTCTTGCTTGTGAACAAGCCTATCCTTGATGTCGTCCGGTACGTTCAGTTCCGCATAGCCTTCATGGATCACGAAGGTGATACCCCCGCGTCGAAGGTCTTCTTCAATCTGATCGTCACCCTTGTCTTCCCAGTGAGACCTATACGTCACTCCCTTGGAAACGTATGTCCACCTATCCTTTGTGCTCTCCGGATCGATCTCTGACAGTTGCCTGCCGAGTGAGGCTAGGGTTTCCTTCGCGTTGTCCCGCATATAGCCAGCGGCTGAGTACATCCCACCCGGCTCTAGCTCTTCCATGTAGTGGGAGATCCGCTTCTCAAGATCCAGCTTCTTGGCTAGGTTGTCCGAACCCCTTGCGTACTCTCGGTGCACCACTTCGTAGTCACCAAGCTCCTCAAAGGCTGCGTCCCTAAGCATCGTGTACACCTTCTGGGGCGGCCTTACCGTAGGCATCCCGCAAGAGCCGCCATCCTGATATGAGGCGCACCTTAGCTTGTGGGTCACTGTCTTTGACTTGTCCTTCTTCGTGTACTGAGAGGTTGTGTCGTACCAGTTCCTACCGCACTTCCCGCACTTGATGACATCGAGGTACTGAGTCCTCTTGTTCATCTGCTTCTTGCCCTTGTTGGCGCGGGCCTTAAGGATGCCCTGGATCTCGTCAAACTGTTCCGGAGTGAAGATGCCCTTCGCAAGCACGATGGGGCTTCCGTCGGTGTCATAGGAGATGTGCGGGGATTCGCCTTGCTTGTGGTTCTTCCCTCGGTAGACCCTGTAGCCCATAAGGGCGGGGTTGATGAGGATGACCTTAAGGTTCCCGGATGTCCACTCACCCTTGTTGGGCGGAAGGAAGTCTGTCCTGTTCAGGATCTTGCATATCCGGTACAGGGAGTACCCGCGCTTCAGCATCCGGTAGACCCAATGCAGTACCCGTGCCTTTACCGGGTCTACTACTAGCTGCCGATTGCCGTTCTCGTCCTTATCTGTGGTGTAGCCGTAGACAGGCTTACCAATGACCCATCGGGTAGCCGTACGGGCAAAGGTCCACAGGGACTCGACTCGTACCCCGGTATTGGCGGCCTCGATACGGGCCATGCCCGCGATGATGGTGACTAGGAACTGTCCGAACTCTGTAGACAGGTCGATCGGGTCCATCTTGGCTGCAAGAGTCTTCTCGTACTCCTTACACCACTCGATCATCAGGTGAAGGTCAGAGACTCGGCGTACGAACCTGTCGAGCTTCCAGAACAAGATCTCATCGAACTCGGGGGACCTGTTGTTGATCCAGTCCCCGAGCTGGGGACGGGCCCACGGCGGCACCTTGGTAGCTGATACGCCAAGGTCACGGGCCACCCCGGCTACGCGGGATTCCCTCTCTATCGCCAGACGGTAAAGGTCGAGTTCCTGGCGTACCGGGCTGGTGGTCTCCTCCGTGAGGACAGACAGGCGTATGGAGAGCAGTACGCGCTTGGCCGTCACCGGTAGCTGAGACTCGCGGGCCTGGAGGCCCCGCAGCTCTTGAAGCTCCGTGTCGGTCCATCCGAGGTCTCGAAGGGTCTCGTCGGCCCAGGGGTCGGCGGGCATGGGTGTGTCCAGGGTGGTTGCTGTACGGGGCATGGATCCAGGTTAACCCAACCGGGGTAACTAGTTCGTTTCTCGGTCTACAACTACATCCGTTACCAGGAAGGGAAGCGGTACGACGCGGAGCGGGGCGACAAGTGACGCACCAGCCCTCACCTGCGGAAACGCCGGAACAGATGGCGAAACTGGCCATGAACCTGTCTTCGGAAGATCGACAAAAATTCCTGGCCTACCTCGGGCAGGACGAGCGCCCGGCGAGGCGTAGACGGCCCTCGCCAGCAGCCCCCAGGAGCGAGCCGACCACCTACCGGACGCGCCGGATCGAGCTTCCTTGGTGAGACTCCCTGTGCCCGGACGGGTTCAGAACGTACCCACTTACCCGTAAGTTAGTTCAGTAAGTTTGGTTCTCTCCCTGGGAGGTTTGACATGCCCAAGCCGCTGTCCTTCACCGGTACGCGTGAAGAGGTCATCGCAGAACTGGAGGAGCGTGCCGAGGACAACTGGCACATGGCCAGGGACCGACAGTCAGGCGAGTGCGTGAAAGCTGCCGACGCCGTGAAGGACGGAGCACGTGTGGTGGACGCTGTACAGACCACCTTCCGAGTGGAAGACAACCCGGCAGGCTAGGTGTAGCTTGGGGTCACCTCAAACGGACAGCGGGTGACCCCCTCGCCTGCCTACGCGGTAAGGACACACAACAGAATGAATCCGCAAGCGGACACGGTTTCGGCCGTGAGAAGGTCGCTTGACTTGATCAGCTCCCATTGCTGTGAGTCGAGTGACGACTACCAGGGATCGGGAGCTGTATATGTCTAAGGCTCCTACTGAGACCACCTGGGAATACCCGACCTATGTGGCCCGATCCCCTGAGTGCGTGATCTGCAATAACCCGATCAAACCTCTACAGCCTGCACGGAGGGGATTCAAAGGCAATCCCCCTAACCCCCCGGTAATCGTCTATCGCCACACCGATCCTCTCCAGTGCAAGAAGACCTCTGGAGAAGACAATGGTAAGTAGCGATGATATCGGGCGGGTAGTAGAGGACCGCCAGGGAAGGGTTGGAGTCCTTCGCGATGTAATGAAGGACTGGGAAGACCCGGCAGTCCTGAAAGAGAATCGCGCAAAGCGACACGTAGCCTTCATCGGCCGGAAGTATGGTGGTGGTCGAGAATGGATCGTAGATATCGACCAAGTCACTCTCACGTCAGAGACTGTCCGGCCTAGTGAGGCAGCACCCTACATCTCCCCCTTCGCTTAGACGGGGATCCTAGGCTAGGAAACCAGTAGGCCCCCTCTCCAAGGAGGGGGCTTTACTCATGTCCAGGACCAGGCTACTAACCGGGGTATATATATTAACCCCTACATACTATAGGTGGGGCCCGCACTAAGGGTCTTTGTCTCTATAGAGTGGTCAGGATCACACTAGTACCTGTAAGCCACCACAGGTCTACATGGCGCTACCTCCCCTAGAGGGTCGAGAAAGGCGCTGTACGGCTTTCTGACGGCCAAACCCCCTTCCCTTGGTATCTCTGGGCTCCAGGGGGTCTGAGAGAGCCTTAGAAGAGCACACAGAGAGTTGACCTAGGTAGGCCGGATGTGATAGGGGGTTAGTTCTGTGACGCACCCCACAAGAAACCCCTCAAACGTACGTTATCGGAGAGCCACGCTCCGCCGGTTCTCTATACACATGCCTTAACCTTGTTACCCCAGGGGTGTATTTGATTGATTACGAAGGGTAATAACCTAGGCCCTTGACCCATTCTGATCTGAGCCTACTGAGCTTACTTAATTAACTATCCTGGGGTTAGTTAGGTTAATTCAGTTGTCGCCCCAGGGAGGGTCATAAGTAATTCACTTGTGGCCACAGATAGGCACTCGATAAGTAGCTGAGTTGTCGTCTGGAATGGCTCTAGAAAGCCTCTCGGGTAACCGTGGATAGGCACTCTGGATAGCGTCTCTATATAGGCGTATTCACTAGGCATATGCCTTGCATAGCTCCATACATACGCATGGCTTGACTATGTGACTATCCATATGGTATGCGCCCATAGCTACACTCAGTGAATCTACATAGCTTTGTGCTAGTGCTCATATGAGCCTATGGGCTATCGAATGTGCATTGACAAAGAGTGTTTGTGTGAACACAGATGGTGACTGCTCAGATGGGAAAGGTTGGCTGCGAGTGAGCAGCAACCGAGAGTGATCGAAAAGAGAGTTTCTGATTGTGTGTCATGTGTGATGTGTGTGGTGCACACACAGTCATATATGCAGGTGAGCATAGGTGTATCTGATGGGGCCTTATGTACACAGGGCCTTATCTGATTCCCTGTCATATGTCACTCTGAGTACAGATTGGCGCCTAATGGCCTACTAGAGAGGGGCCTTATAGAGGGGGCCTTATACCTAGAGATAGGCCCTTAGAGAGGCATACAGAGGCTTTTGGTACTACTCACAGGTATGTGATACATGCGCGTATGCGCGCCTTCCTTATGCACATAGGGAGCCCATAGAGAGCACTAGATAGGCCCATAAGCATCAACCCAAAGTAGTTGAAGAAACTCGCTTAGTAATCATTGCAGGTCAGAGACTTGTCTTTTGACAGTGGACACATAAAACCGCAGGTCAGAGCCTTGTAGGGGCTTATTTGATTCGTGGGGAGAGTCTGCGTAATGTTCTGGGTGTCGGAAGGGAACGGCCCCGAAACACTGGGGAGAGACCCGGAAGGCGCAGAGCGGAAACGGCGCGCGACCCAAACCGAGTGGTGAGGGTAAGGCGTTAACACCGGGGTAACTCGGACCGCGTATGGGATGGCTAGCAGCCCCGATCATATGGCTAGCAGGTAGGGCTAACACTTAAAATGGCCCCGCGATAACCCGCAAGACTGACCAAAGGAGGTGAGTAAGGCGAGTGAGGCAGTGAGCCCCTACCAACTGACTAGAGCCTGTCTAGTGGGTACAGACACTCTGTATCCGCCACATGGGAACTAGGAAGGGAACCGTAATGGTCAACCTGTCTAAGGATGATTTCTGCGATGTGTGCCGCTTGTGGCGCATCATCACCCCGGCCGATTTTGTGTCGGTGTGGGATGACGGAGCACCGGTCAACCTGTGCACCATCGAGGCTATGGGCTGGAACTACCCGATCACCCGTAAGGCGGTCTGACAATGGCTAAGCGATACATGCCGCTTGTTTCGGCCGGTGTGGTTGTGCTTATCGCCCTGGCGTTCATGCTGGGTAAGCACATGAGCACTGTTGAGATAGTGAGCCCGACCAACAAAGACACTGTCGGTGCGTTTAATGATGGCTGGATAGATGGACAGACAGACATCATTGAGCAGATGAAGAGTCTCGGAGAGTGCGCCAATCCTGTGATTAACCAGGATGAAAAGGGCCGCGTTTCCGTCACTTGTGAGGATTAGTCATGCCTAAAAACTTGACTCGTGTGCCGTTGGCCGTGGTGCTGGCACTCAGAAGATGAGCGGCGAAAGCCGCACAAACCCGCTTGTGAGCCTCTTTCATGGTGGGCCCGGTAGTCGATACCGGGTCCGCCGTTATGGACGCTTAGAACGGCGTACACACACTCTCTCTAGATAGGTGGGGAACATGCACGCTCAGTATGTGGCAAAGGTTGGGGCCGGTAAGGGAACGCACGGCATTAAGGGTGGGGAGTGGAGTTACACCAACACCAATCACACCGTGTGTGGTCGGGAAGCTACCGCAGTAGAGCACATGCATAGCGGTGCCGAAATTGAGATCACCTGTAAGAGCTGCATTAAGTCCATGCCGCGAACTCTCACCATTGAAGTAACCACCGTGGATGTCTCTTACTACACCGAGGATGACACTTGCCCGGAGGATGAGCGGGAACAGTGCGGCGGTGAATGCCGATACATGGATGGTGACAAGCGAACCATCCGTGACCATGGCACTAGCGAATATGAAATTGACGCCGATGACATCGAGTTGTCCGAAGGTGACCCGGTAGCGGCTGCGGTCGAATTCATCCGTAAAGAAGCGGGAGGCGCGATTCACGCTAGCTCTACCCCTATAGCCGATGTGCGGGCCCATGAATGGCTTTCGGGTAGCTATGACCACCCGTACCGGGAAGAGACGCGGGAAACCAGCGTGCGACTTCCCGGCGACTGGACTACCGCCGAACGCACCGCCATTTTCCAGACCATTGCAAACCACAAGTGACAAGGGGAACCATCATGGGTGAGTACATCGAAACCGCGTACAACCACGCACTTACCGCGCTCCTTTGGAGTGAGCTTATCTGTCTCCCGTGTGATGAGTCGGAAGTCTCCGAGCATAGCCATTCGGAAATGGAGGGGCGCCCGTTCGATGACTTCTTTTATGAGAGTGACATCGACGGTGAAACTGACACCCTCCGCGAACAGATAGACGCATTCGTTACTGATAACTGGAATGACCTTGACGGGCATGTCAGTGCCGAACAGTGCGGCCATGACTTCATTCTCTCCCGTAATGGGCATGGTGCGGGTTTCTGGGACCGTGGATTGGGTGAGCGCGGTAAGCGACTCAGTGAGTCCGCTAAGCCCTTTGGTGAGTGCAGCCTGTACCTGACTGACTATGACCGTGTGGCGGTGGCAGCGTAATGAACAACTGTATCGATTGCGGTAAGGACCTTTCCGAGGAAATGGGCGTAAGGGTGTTCACCTTCAAGGATGACGCTAAGGGCTTCATACCTGGGAATCTGGCGACTACCGATCATCTGCTGTGTATCAACTGCGGTAGCAACGGCCGGAACACTCGTAAGCGGTCCTCACTGCCCGTGTGACGCGATTTGGTGGCGGGTCCGGTACTCGGTGCCGTGCCCTCCGTCATGTCCCGTTAGAGGGGCGTACAGAGACCCTAGGAAGGGTGAGGCAGTGACAGAAGCTCAGCTAGGCCGGATCGTTCGCCTGTATGGGGCGAGCTTGCACGGCTCATGTGGTGAATGGATGGACATTGAATTCCCGTCCATCGTGAGTGCGGCGGCATTCATTGAGTCCATGGGTTGGCACTCCGATGCACGGCTTAGGGATGCGGTAACGCGTTTCTCCGGTGTCGTCGTCGTACAGGTACCGGAACCGCTTTGGCGGTCCTTTGATCCGGTACGGGATCTCTTGGGCAAGGGTGACAAGTGATGCACACACCGGACCTTTCAGCACAGAACATTGAAGACACGTTCTTCGGTAGCGGCTTCGACATGTACTCATGGTGGGAGTCAGTGAGTCTCAAGAGTCGCGTTATCCAGGATGGTGAAGCGATCACATGGGAATGGGAAGTGACCGGAGAGAATCCTAACGAGGATGGCTCTATAACTAAGGTCATCACCCCGGATGCCATGTTGGATGTGATCGGCCGTATCCATATGTCCGGCGACAAGATGCCGTATGTGTCCCCGTACACCATTGCGGAGTGCGGGAACTTCCTTTACGGCTTTGAGCCCGTGGATTTCGACGCAGACACAGCAGATCAGGTTATGCAAGTAGTCATGTTCGGGGCAGTCCACTACGGCTAAGCCCTTCTGAGCGCTTTTGGTGAGTGGTCCGGTACAGAGTGCCGGGCCACTTGCCATGGCCGCTTAGGCGCCCACACAGACACTCTCACGAGATAGGAACACGCTATGCCTTCCATCTACATTAGCAACCTTGCCCTTTACACTCAGGGCCGCGAAAACGGTAAGTGGATTGATGTTCAGTGGTTGGACGCCGAACAGCTCGAAGAAGAGGTTACGGCAAAGGTCGGCCCGTCCGAAGAATTCATCATCCTGGACACTGAAGGTTTCGACGGAATCGACGTTGACCAGTATGCATCCTTTGAGTGGCTGGCACAGGTTGCGGAACTGATAGAGAACCGTGATCCCGCGCTTATCGCTCACTTCATCGGGGAAGATGTGGCACTCGACAACATCGAGGATGAGATTAGCGACCAGTACCGGGGGACGTACCCGACTGCCTACGACTGGGCACGTGAGTGCGTAGACAACAACATGACTCAGCTTATGGGTGCGCTTAAGGGTGTCTATGTCGGTTACGGCAACCAGGATGGGCGGGTTTATGCCAAGTGGCTTAACGATCACCTTGACGCCATCGCAAAGGACTACTTGCACGATGCCGAAATGAACGGCCTCACCACGGTTGATGTTGCGGACGGTGTGGCGATTCTGAACGGCTGATACCCGCTGTAAGGCCATTGGATGGCGCCTCCGGTACGAGCTACCGGGGGTGTCGTCTTGTGCCCTTAGAACGAAACCTAGGGCCGCTAGAGAGGGAAGCCATGCGCAACCGATACGACGCACGACAGACCACCATCCGTCACCGCTACGTTGTGCGACTCGACAACGGCCGTCGCCTGCACTCCGAGGACTACATAGACCGTAAGCGGGCCGCACGGCTTGTCTTCATCTGTCGGGAAGTCGGACAGAAGGTCTACGTAAAGCACTCTGCACAGTACGTCGAATACACGGCCAATCTTTGCGCCGGATGCTATGCCCGTCCTTCTCTCTGGGAAATGGACTGCGATGGGCTGGGGGACACGGTGAAGTGTGGCGAATGCGATTGGTGGGCGGCTCATGATGCCCGCTGGTCTTTCTACAAGTAACCGAATCAACCCAACTAACCAAAGGAGTAAGGCAATGGAGTGCACGCATAACGAGTGCTATGTCTGTGTCCGCATGAAGACGACTTGCACTAGGCACGGTTGCTAGTTCTGACGATTAGGCACACGGGTTTCTCTTGTGCCTTTTCGCCGGGACTAGACCTGTGAGGTTAGTTCAGTAAATGCAGTACATACAAGAGGAGTTGTTCACGGTGATCGTTCATCACTCGGACTGCGTGATGTGTGCACGGAAGGGACAGAAGAGCGGAGCAACCGAGGCAATCGCGTTCCGTGATAGGCTCTTCCCGTTTTGTGCCGTACATGCTGATCAGCTCTATACGATGCTCGCCCCGGTAGAGGGTGACCAGGAAGGAAACGACAACAAGTGACCGCCGTTGACACGATGACGACCGGCAAGATTCGCGACGTGATCAATCTGATTGAGCCTGACACCGAGGCCGACCCCGTAGGGGTCCTGGCGGCCCTCCTGTCGCAAGCGTCGTGCTACCTCGGTAACACTCTCCGACTGGACGACGGAGGCCGTACGCGGCCCGTGATCATCGATACCGTCTTGATCGGCCCGACGAACAAGGGACGGAAGGGTACGGCCCTCGGAGCGGCTACCCGCGTCTTTGATCTTGCAGCCCCTGACTTCCTGGGGACGCATGAGGTTTCCGGGGCCAAGAGTGGCGCAGGCATCATCGGGGCCTATGTAAAGCGTCGTGACAGTGCACAAGACGCACAGTTGACGGCTATGGAGTCCGGACGGGAATACGAGGGTGTTGACCCCCGAGACTCCCGTATGTTCCTGGTGGAAGAGGAATACGCCTCTGTCCTCAAGTCTGGTAAGCGTGACGCCACTTTGCAGGCAGTCATGCGTAAGACGTGGGACGGCGCAGACCTCCAGAACATGACTAAGGATGGTGGCGTTATCCGTCGCCCTGTCTTTGTCATCCACGGGCACACGTCGCCTACTGAGTTCCGGCATAACCTCTCTTCGGCCGACGTTGCGGGAGGTAGCTTTAACCGGCTCCTGTGCGTCTCTGTGATGCGCTCTAAGAAGCTGAAGAAGCGTCACCGCATCAACCCTGAGAACCAGGAAGCGGCCGGTACGATCCTCGCTAAGGGTCTGGAGTATGCCGCAAAGCTGGAAACCATCACCCTCTCAGACGATGCCATTGACCTTTTCGATGATGGTCTGTCGGATGAGATCGAGGGGTACGGGGAGGGAATGCCTATCGTAGAGTCTTTCGTCGGCCGTGCCGAGGAATATACGTCCCGTGTAGCGGCTCTCTATGCGGCTCTCGATGGACGAGACGAAATCGGTGTCCTGGACGTTAAGGCGGCATGGAACTTCGTACAGTTCTGCCTTCAGTCCATCACTGATGTTCTTCAGGGTTCTGAGGGATCCAACGAAAGCCGTATCCGGGCCGTCCTGCGGAAGAACCCCAACGGTGTCCGTGCAACTGAGCTTCTGCGGGCAACTGGCCTCAATGCGGCAGCAATTGAAGACGCCATCGACAACATGGACGACGTCTCACTCATCACCCTGCCGTCTGGTGCCCGTGGTGGTCGGCCGTCCAAGTTCTACACGCTGATTTCTCAGGGCGACGACGAGACGCCCCAGGAGCCCGTAGACGAGCTGGACGACGAAGACGACGGCCAGGAGCCCGAGGAGGACCAGGAGGAGCCGGAGACGGCCGCTGTGCCGTCGCAGGCCGGACAGGTAACGTCCATCGTCAACGGGGCCGGGGAACTGGCCGACGACACCGACAACGACTTTGCGGCACTTCTCAACTAAAGGGGGACACAGTGTCAGGGCTTACCGATAAGCTCACTGACCTACTGGAGTGCACGGACGATCAGGGGCTCAGCATGGGACAGATCATGCGGGCCTTTGGTCTCCGTCACACAGTGGCAGAGATCAAGGAAGCGCTAGAGGCACTAGGGGCGGTAAAGGTGGAGATCCCCACCAACACGGCGCCTCTCACCGGTTACAAGCTTCCCGAATAGGAGGGGAACAGTGGACGACAAGGCACTCATCCTTAGCTCTATGGAGCGGATGACCGTACGTCAAGCCCTAGAGGGTATGCAGGACGACGTAAGGGAATCGCACTTGAATGGCAAGATCAGCCGAGAGGGCTACGACAGGGTAGATACCAGGTTGGCTAGGGTCCTGGTGAAGCTCGAACAACTCGACAACTAGGGGGAAGCATGGAAGAGGGGCGTTCTTACAGCTCTCAGGAGATTTCCCGGATCGTTCGGGCTTTCCCCGATAGTGGCACCTTTCGACTGACAGCAGCGGCTTACAGTGCCTCTGAGATCCGGGAAGAGGTTAAGCGTTACGTCTTCTCCGACGAGATCAGTACGGAGGAGTTCACGGTATGGGCCCTGGTAGCCCTGTCCCCTTACGTTGATGCCGTCACCATGGCAGAAGCCCATATGGCGACTGTCCGGCACAATCTGAAGATGCTTTACAGGATGGAAGAGCGCAATGGGTAAGCGTGGACGTAAGAGGGCTCGGGAGTCCGGAGAGGCCCCTAAGCAGAAGGGCCCCCAGAGGCTTGGACAGATCGGCGCATTCATGGTGTGCCGTGAGTGCAAAGAGCCCCTGACACTCTTCTCTCTCGTTGACGAGGAAGACGAGTTCGATGAAGTGAAGGTTATCTATGTGCACCCGCTAGAGCACATCGATACGACCGCAAGGGAAGTTATCGAGCTTCCCGGCTTCGTGTACGACCATGAAGCCGTGCCGGTAGAGGGTGACCCCCTGGAAGCGTCTACGGTGTGCGACTTCTGTTACGCGCCGGAGAGTCGTTACGCCTTCATCCCACGTAAGGTCATCCGAGTTCCGGACCCTACTAACCCGGGGATCTATCTGGACTACTCGTCCCCCTGGAACTGCTGTGACGGGTGCCTCTCAGCAGTCCGTAAGAAGGACATCGGAAAGATGCTCGACAGGGCGGTTAACTCGGAGTACTCGGAGTCTGCTTCTCTTGCCAGCGTTGATCCCATGATCCGGCAAGTCCTACGGGCACAGATCCGAAGCCTGTACGTCAGGTATCTGGAGTCCAACCCTGATGGGCCCTATGAAGTGAAGATCCAGCCAAAGCCAAGGGCACAGGGCAAGCCGAGTAGCCGACGCGGCATGTAAGACCTAGAGGGCCCCTAGACAAGGGGGCCCACTAGTGCTATACCTATCCATGCAAGTCCCCACGAGACAAGAGGTAAACATCATGGCCCGCATCGTTACCGTTGTTGATGACCTGGACAAGTCGGAAGACGACGTTCAGCAGGTGGAGTTCACCTATGGTGGGAAGCGTTACGAGATCGACTTGGGTAAGAAGAACCGTGACGCCATGGACAAGGCCATGAAGAAGTACCTGGATGCGGCTACCGAGCTTGGTGAGGCCATCGTCCCCAAGGCGGCTACCGCTACGACTACCGCCCGAGCCAAGCACCTTGCCCGAGTCCGTGACTGGGCCGGGAAGAACAAGTTCGAGGTGAGCGACCGTGGCCGGATCCCGGACGACGTTCGCGAGGCGTACAACACGGCCAACCCGGAAGACAAGCTCGAAGCCTGACCACATATGAGACCCGCTGACTAGAGGGCCCCTGGGGAAACCTGGGGGCCCTCCTCATAGCCAAGCAAGGATGAGGACATGACCCCCGCAGCGATGCCCCAGCAGCGACCCCCACGGCCCGTACAGGGCCGGTACAGTGAGCTGGTCTCCCGATGGATCCGAGCCGGTAACGAGAGCGTGAGGAACGATCATGTACGAACAGGGCAGCCGAGTACGGAACACTAAGTACGGCTATCTCGGGACGGTAGACAAGTCGATCGGTGCGGATAGGTGGCTTGTGTTCGCCGACTCCGACAAGATCGATCACTCTCTCCCTGGTGCCCTTCCTGGTGTGCCGGTAGAGGCTGACGGAAAAGACCTTGTGCCGCTTAGTCACCTGGATATTGCAAGCGGGATCGGGGAGAGTCGAGAGACCCGAGCCGTAATGATGTACCTGCACAAGGAAGCCCGGATGCATCACACCTATGCCGACTCCATGGGGCTGGATACCTTGGAGATGTTCAAGAGGGACGCTCGGCGGATCCTGGGGGACGCTACCGATGTCACCGAGGAAGAACTAACCGGCGCTGACTGGGAGTACATCTACCAGGAGATCAAGGAAGAGCAGGGGTAGGGGTGGCGATCTTCTATGTGTACGTCCACGACGGGGAGTCATTCACCATGGATGACATGGAGTATGCGCCTAGTGCCGAGATCGCTAAGCGGCAGTTGGCTTCCCGTGTAAGGACTGGTAAGGGCATATCTCACTTCGTCAACGACATGGACGAGATAAGCCCTAGGGCTGGCTTCAAGGCAAGGCAAGAGGAAGAGTGGCCCCCCGCCACAGATGAAGCCCGTATGGCCGTCTGGAGGGTCAAGGGAAAGGCTAGGCTCCCCGAGGGGATACCTACGGAAGTCTGGCTCTACAGCGGGAACGTGGATAGGCCCATCATCATCACTGTGGATGAGGAGCCCATGCCAGCACCGAAGCCCCTAACCCCTCTGCGAGTCTCGGAAGCGGTCTACTTGCGACGACTCAAGATGGGGTGGGACGACGAGCGGGCAAGGACCGTTCCCATGGATGGCCGGAATACAAGGCACGTCACCAACATGAGTCGTGTCGAGATGTCGGAGAACCTTGGGGGAGTGTCTAGGCCCAAGGAAGCTCATACCGCCTTTGGGATCTCTCAGACGGTTGCCGACTGGGCGACACAGACAGGGATTAACGAGGCAGCACTACGGCACGGCATCAAGGTGCGAGGCTTGGAGGAGTACCTACGCAAGAAGGATTGGTACCCCGGTAAGAGGGTGTGAGCGAGTGGGGCCAGGTCTTCGGGCCTGGCCCCGTTTTGCTGTGTCTTGACTTGTCATGGTCATGATTTTATCTGGAGCACACGAGTCAAATTTTTCTGTAGCAACCTTTGTGCCGGTAGGTTAGTTCAGTAAGTTCAGTTGGTTATTGTGTACACGGGAACGCACAAAAAGCCCCCCACCAGGCACGAAGCCCAATGGGGGGATCTCTGTTCTCTCTTCAATCAACCTGACACGAGGTCAGGAAGCTTTACACGCTGGGCTTCACGAGCCCTTCCGGCTCCTGGGGAGTGATCCCGTTGGAACGGAGCTGGTATTCGTAGTGCCCGGCAAGGCCCTGGTAGTACCTCAACAGAGCGTCCATCTGCTGTAGCTTGCTGTCCAGGTCATCACGCCATCGGGCCAAGTCCTGAAGGTGTTCACGTCGCATGGACTCATAGTCCTGCTTCCGCATACGGATGCCCTTGAAGATGGCACCACAGGCAGCACCAACGCCACCAGTGCCTATCAGAGCCGCAACGATGCTCGTAACCGTCGTACCCATCGTTACACCGCCTTACGGCTCTCCTCGGGCACGTCAGACTCAACAGGAGTCGGCGCCTTGTTCTCCTTCACCTTGTCGGACACACCCTTAACACCAAGGATGACCGCAAGGGCTGAAACGATCTCCTGAACGGGAAGCTCTGGTACGTACTGGCCAACAGTGACCACGATTGCCGAGAGGATCAAGAACAGGGGTACAGAGTGTTCCTTGATGAAGTTCATAAGCTTGTCCTTAGTTGAAGTAGAGGACGTTAGCGGCACGCTGAGACAGCTTGAAGTCAGTACCGTCATTGAAGACAAGGAACTCAAAACGAAGGGACTCGCCGGGGTCCAGGTAACCGGCAATCTTGGCGAAGTCCACGAAGGAACCACCAGCAGTACCCAGACGTTCGATAGCAATGCTCTTAGTCGCCTTGCCATCCTTGTACAGGTAGAAGCGACCCTGAACCTGTGCCCCAACCTTCACGTCGTTAAGGACAAGCTGAACCTGAATCGAGTAAGCCTTATTCGGGCCAACGAGGAGATCCCCATTACCGTTCTTAGCGATATCCACGACGTACCAGTTGTCAGACTTGAGAGTCGTCACGTCGTTGTTAGCAAGAGAGTGCATGTGCACCCCGGCAGTCTGGATGGAATCCACGTTGGAGCCCTTCGGGGGAGTAGTCGGGTTGGTCACCGGAGGCTTAAGGGTGGAACCACCAGCCGGAACGTCAGCTTCGGAAGCTTCGTGCCCGAAGTAGACAACCCCCTTCTTGCCCTTCCAGTCAGGGTCAGCACAGACGATGCCCTCGGCAAAGGCCGGGTAGCCGTACCCATAGACGTAAGACGACTTACGGTCACGCTGCTTAAGGTAGACACCGTTACCCTCTGCCGAACCCGAGTCGTTCGTATTGCCCTCGATGGTCCAGATATAGGCGTCGCTGTACTTGTAGACGATACCGGTGTGAGTACCACCATTGGCACCGTAGAAGACCTGTGCACCAATAGCCGGGTAGTAGGAGAAACGCCCCTTGTTGCGGAACCAGCTAACGCCAGTCGCACAGGAAGCGGTACGAGGATAGAGAGCGTCAAGGCCAGTCTTGTAAGCAACCCAAGACACGAAGGTTGCACACCAAGCCTGGTAGTTCGACCACTCAAGACCAGGAGTCTCTACGGAATACTTCTGCTTGTTGTTGTAGCTACCGTTGGCATAGCCCTCACGGTAACCGTTCTCGCCCTTAGCCTTAGCGATGATCACCTTTGCGTCGGACATGGGAAACCTCTTTCAGTTATAGGAAAGGGGCCCCGAAGGGCCCCTAGGTAAGCTATGTAGATTCAGTTATCAGCCGATGGGCCCACCAGAGCCGCCAGCGTTACCCCCAGCGTTCCCACCGTTACCCCCACCAGGGTCTTCGGTCGGGCCAGGGCCACCGGTAGAGCCGCCCCCACCAGGCTCCTCAGTGGGCTTCTGGCTCGGGGTAGGCGGAGTCACGTCGGTCCGGTAGCACTCCATGTACGGAGTCTTCCCCGAGTCGTCAGCACTGGCCGGAGAGACCGCAAAGCCAGCAAGGACACCCACAAGACCAGCCGCAACAGCGGACAGGATCACAGTAAGAGACTTCTTCATTTCGTTACCCCCAAATTGTTAGCTGCGGTCCAAGAGGACAGCAGAAAAGAAACCGGCATCTTCACCGGTCTTACCATCGGCACCGGTATCCCAGGCCGTAGACGAACCGGGTGTGTCTACCTCGATTGCCAGATACTGACCAGCAGTCAGCTTCGCAATAACGAAGCCAGCGTTGGACTGACGACCAGACCGCTTAGTCGTATTGAACGACTCGTGAATACTGGTACCACCAGTGCCATCAGCGTTAGCCGTACGACGAATCCGGGCCTGAAGAATCCCGTACGTTTGGGCACCAGGCTTCCGGAAACACACGTGATAGGAAATCGCATAGTGCCCAGTCTCAGGCACCATGAACGAGCGGTGATAGGCGCCAGACTTAGCGGAAGTCCACCCGCCCTCCTGAGTGGCACTCTTGAACGTAAGCGGAGTAGTGGCATTAGCCTTGGCGCTGGCAACTGGAATATCAATCGCCATGAACCGGGGCGGGTTGGTGAAAGCGTCGTTCCACTCCTTCACCCCGGTAGTCAGATCCTTTGCGGTGACGAGCTGACCAAGCTCCCAAGCAACATTCTGCATTACATGGCCTTTCCGAAACTCGTCATGCCACCAGCAAGCATGTGCATAGACCAAGAGCCCTTGTTGTACGTGTAGCCGTTGATGGTGGAACTCGCACCGTAGTTGTACTCAGCCTGAGAACCCGTGGTGAAGCTGACCTTCTGGCCCTTCTTGAGGAACCGGATGGAATAGACGTTGAACGTTACGTTGACCTGATCGGTACGGTGGGCCGTCTTGTCTATGCCGAACTGATTCACGGCATTCACGCGAAGGTAGGCCGTAAGGTATTGGAGTACCTTGCCCGACTGGTTCTCAACACAGATATCGGCAGCAATCAGATAGATGCCATCCTGGGGAACGGTTGCTTCGGTGCCGTTGAAACTCCAGTTGCCGGATTGCTCGACCTTGCTAGTCCGCCAAGGGACTACCTGTCCACCAACAGCGTTCGCACTAGGCCGCTGGTGTCCCGAGACATAGAACCGGGGAAGGCTCGACATGTGCTTGTGCACTTCTGTCGTCTGGGCATTCAGCTTGGCAGACGAGACGATCTCACCATCCGTCCAAGCCTCCTGAGCGGGGAGATTCACGGGGGCCGGGGCCGCAAACGACGTTGCACCAGCCGACATGCGCCATACCTGAACTCGGTTAGACGAAGCGGCTCCATTCTTCCACTCAGGCTTGTAGCCCCCACCCCAGTTACCGCCGTTAGGCTGACCAAGATAGACAGGGAAACGAACTGCATCCCCCTTGTTCATGTAGAGAGAGAATGAAGTCTGAACCGTGAAGGGAACATTCCAAGACTTGTTCATCCACTGGTTAGTTTCGTAGGCGTTCGCAATGAACGTCTGATCCCAGGTAGTAACCCCAGACTTCCTGTACTGAACTCGGAGCTGAATCGTATGCTCAAGATCGGATCCGGTAGTGAAGTCCGGCGTACTCGGCGAAAACTGTGCATGGAAGAAATACACCCCGGAATCCGGGGCAGTGTAGTCAGAGTGTGCACCACCAGTAGGACTAGCCCAACCCCCAAACTGGTCAGGGGCCCCGATGATGGAAAGGTAGATGCCTCCGTTATCGGGAGTCAGTGCGTATGCCTTGTCGATCTGCTGAATAAGCATGTGCTCATCCTTCAGAAAGAAGTCATTGTGCTTGTTCACCTGAGCCACCAACTTAGAAGCCTTCACTTCCTCGTTGGCGGCCCAAGCTTCAATACTGGGAACCTTAGCCATATCTAACCTCCTAACCCAGCATCGTAGTAGCGCCGAGAATCGAATACGGCTCGTTGTCGAGAATCCAAGAACGAGGACCCTTACCCTTCACGCCGGGAATGGTTACCCGAGCGACGGCAAAAGCCTCTGCCTGCCCATTCACATAGACGATGTCCCCAACATTCTTGAAGTCACCGTGAACGTCACCCACGGAGATCCTGATTCCCTGTGTCCCATGGGTTCCATAAGCCGATGCCCGTTCCTTGACTCCAGTCGGCCACTTGACGTTGCCAATCGTGGAAGACACGGCCATAGCAATGAACATGTCCACATACTCACCAGAAGTCGGCAAAGGCATACTGCCCACATTGGAGGCAGCGTTATAGACGACCTCGGGACGCTCAATAGCGTGAGCGTTATCAGCATGGCGGTAGGTGAGATTCATCAGTGATGCGTACTCGGCACCCTTCACCTTCCACGTCACCGAGTTACCCCGCTGGGGCGACCAAGGGAACATGGCCACATCCATACGGAGCCCAGTCGGCGCCAGAATGTACGTGTGCATGGAGCACTCATCCAGCAACGGTTCCGGGGCAGGGTCAGCGTCGTACGAGATGCACACAGACACCACCAGGTCACCAAGCCGCACCTTCGTAAGGTCGATGGCCTCGGTGATCTCGTTCACGTCGTCAGCAGCGTTGGCCGACGCCCAAGAGAACTGCGGATACTCCCAGGGCTCAGGGATGCCGTACATCCACTCCTGCCCGTCCCAGACGAGAACGGTCGGCTCCTGGTGGTACTTGCCGTCCCAGTACGTCAGGGGCTTCTCAGTCCACTGAGAGCCGTCCCAGACCATCGGACGGTTGTAGGTAGGGGAGTCCTCGGCAACAACGCTCACGATGGCGTCTACGTAGTCCCAGAAGGCTTGCGTACGGGCCTCGGGGTTCTGGCGGTTGGGAGCCCCAGTGTTGCCGTCCGGATAGAAGGCAGCCCTCTGAGCATTCGTCAACTCAAGCTGAACACCAGCACCAGACCGGTTCCGGTTGGCAATGTTCTTCGGCTCAAGACCGGGGATACCCTCCGGAGGGTTGAAGTCCACGACAAAGCCCTTAGCCGCGAGAGCATCCCCGACCTTCTTAGCAAGTGCAGTATCCAAACCTCCAACATAGGTGCGTGCATCGGTGCCGGTAAAACCGTGATACGAAATCGTCTTGAATGCCTTGGACTGGATAGCCACACATCGAGGCTCATCAAAGTTAGTCGCAGTGATGTGGAGATCCTGATTACCGCTCGACTTCATAGCCTCCATGCAGTAGAGAGCCTGCTTAGTCTTCTGAGTGACTGCCTTAGCAAGCTCACCAGAACCAGACTCGATACCACCAGCATGAATAGCAATGTGTGAAACCGTGGAAGGAGACTCATTAGTGATGATCCGGTAGTCAATACCGACCTTCTCGACGGCAGCAAGCGCAGCCCAATTGGCGTACTTATCCGCCATACTTCACCCACACATCCCCGACCTTCGGGTTAACAGGAGCTTCCGGGCCGGAGAAGATCCGAGCCCCACCAATGTTGGAAGCGGTCACCGTGCTAGCGGTGACATTCCCTGTAGTTGTTACGTTGCCCTTAAAGTCAACCTTGAAAGCCGACTTCTCGTAGCGGTTCACGCCATCATTGATGATCAGTGCAGAAACAGGGGGCTTCTCCCCCGCCGCAATCTCCAAAGGACTGTGAGCATCCGACTGGGCAAAGTGGGTGACAGAGCCATTCTGGCGAAGAGCAAAGTTGTACTTGTTGTCCGACCTACGCTGAATCAGAGTATCCCCGTTAGGGATAACCTCACTGGAAAGCAGGGTAAGCCAGCGCTGATTAGCCGTAAGCTGGATGTCGTTAAGACCATTCTTAGTCACAAACGACTGCATCTCGGTGCGAGCCTGCTGAAGAGTCCCGTGGGGGTCTTCGTCATAGCCAGCCGCAATGTGCTCTGCCGCAGCCGAGATAACGTCTGTAGCGAAGATTTGATACCGGCCTGCCCCGAAGTCAAGCCACAGGGTTGCGGCACCCGGAGGACCGAAGAACGGAAGCACCATTCCCTTGTCGTCCGTGTGAACGAGAGAGGCCGCCGAGCCGTCCTCGTTCAGAAGGTCGGTCTCTGCCTGGAGGTCTACCTTGTTCCGATAGACGTTGCCCGAGGAGTTCGGAATACGCCGACCACTATTGTCCTCAGCAACGGTAGAAGCATCCCCACCAAAGGGGTGTCGCTGATTATCCATAGATCTTCTCCTTAGCCAAGGTAATTGGTCTCGTAGACGCCCGTGCAAGACAGCACACCATTGGGCGGGAAGTTGTAGATCAAGTCATTGTCGATGCCGTTGTATCGCTCAGCAGTCCCACCACTCTTGTAGCGGGGGAAGATGAAGTAACAGTTCTTGGAGCCGTTGTCGTAGCACCAGGCAGCACCGACATTCCAGTTGGAATAGTCGCCAGTGTTTTCCTTGTCCTGCTTCAACACAGCCTGAAAGACCTGCTGCATGTTCTCAAAGTGACCCTCGGGAAGTGCGAAACCCAAGCCCTTGCCATCAGTCGAAACGATGGTGTTGGTCTTGTTCTGGATAACGATGGAGAACGTAACCGTGGTTGGGCTGATCCACTTGTACCGCATACGGCAATCGAACTTCTTCCGCATGGCCGCAGGCATAACCGCCCCAGCACTCTGGATAAGCGTTACCTGAGTGTCAGTCATCTCACGGTACCGGCCAAGCTCCATGACGAGAGACCAGCTATTCATGCCACGGAACCAAAGGCGGTCCGAGTTGGTCTTACCGAAAGCCTCATACGTCAGGGAACCCGGATCCGCATCAATGATGGAACTCTTGTCACCCACACTGTAGATATTCGACATGCGGTAAACACGTCGGTCATTCGGGGCACCAATGTTCTTAGTGCCACCAGTCAGGGTCACATCGGCAAGCGGCATAAACCAGTTACCACCAGGGGTGTTCTCAATCACCGGAGGCTGCGGAGCCGTACCGGCCGCACCGAGGAGCACACCAATAGCAAGCCAGTTCTTAGCAAGGTCGAGACGGAGGCCAATCGTGCACACCATCTTCTGACCCGAACTGAGACCGGCCTGTTCAGTCGAAAGGTCGATGATCTTCTCATCCGTGTTCTGGTAGTAGAAGCCACGGACAATCGCAGTACCGGGGGCAACCATAATCTTTTGGTCACCAGTCACCGTAATCTTCAGCGTGCCATCACCAGGGAAGCCGGTATCGGCAGCACCGGTAGCGGCACCATTCTGCTGTGCACCAGCCACATAGGGGCCAATGACACAGTCGGACTGCCAGTTAGAGGCCATGAAAGACCATCGGGACTCGTCCATCACATTCTGTTCAGCCTGCCCACCACTGAAGGGGAAAGACTTCTCGACGGACAGGTCAGGGTTAAGATCCTTGTAAACGTAGTCAGCCATATCAGTACCTCGTATTCAGTCGGTTGACCTGCTTACGCAGATTCCGTACCTGGTCATAGATGTTCAGTGGGCCATTCTCGGAACTGTTGCTCACAGACGGGGTGACACTGTCTTCACCAGCGCTCTGAGTAATACGGACTTCCCGCACGAGTTCCTGAACCTTGTAGCCGTCCTGGCCGTAAACGGTCACACGGTCACCAACCCAGTAGTGCTTGCCAAAGGTGCAGGACGGAACGTCGATCGGGTCGAGCTGCACAGTGGCCTTCGGGGCACCCTCGGTAAGACTCTCGTCGGCTGCGGCCTCCATGGCCGTCAAAGCCTTCTCAAGGGTCTCGTAGCCCTCCGGAGGCTTAGGGGTTTGACCCTCTCCTGTGTCCTCCATGACGAGCGCAGGAACACCGTTCTTGCCCCGTGACACGGGAATGTCTCGACGGTCCACAAACAGTTCCGCCACCATGCCCCAGTCGGCCTCTGCCTGAGCGTTGACCTTTTGCATGATGTAGCGGTCCTTGCCCTCACCCTGGGCCGCCACAATGGCCCTGGTGCAGCTCGGTGCCGTCATCTGCAATGAGTACTGCTTCAGGTTCCCCAGCTCGGGGGAGAAGAAGACGGAATCCGAATGGTCGTTGACCTCGTATACCTCGAAGTCGATCTTGCCTGTGTTTGAGTTGTAGATGAACCGGTATCCGGCATCGCCCTCTTCGGCGGCCTTCTCGTAGGCCGTACCGATGGTCTCGAAGCGGATATCCACGGTGACGTTCTTACCGAAGGTGGGTACCGTCGCAGGCCAATTCACCTGGGGCACCCTTCGGTTAGCCAGAGCACTAGGCCCGAAGTTGGCCCGTGCATAGTGGTCGAGCACAGTGCCAGCAGGCTTACCGTTCTGTGCATCCCGTTCCGTGTTCTGGGCACACACCGAGTTCTTTTCCTCGGACCACGGCTTAGCCACAGCCTTAGTCGGATCCGGGAAAGCCACAAAGCTGTAAGCCAAGTAGTCGTCACTCTTACCAGAGAAGATGATCGAGCCCGGCCCCGTGTGCTGGTCGTTAGTCCAATACCTCTGAGTCTGAGTAACCGGACCAGAGATCAGGGCCTTACCGATGTCGGCATTCCAGATGACCACACCCCGACCACGAGACAGCATGTCTGCCGCCTTCGTGCCCTCCATGACAGTGAGCTGCCACGTACCAACCTGACAATGACGGATCACCAAATCAAGTTCCATGTAGTCATCGATCTGGCCTACACGCTGATAATTCTCGTCACGTACCTCAACAATGTAGTGAGCCATAATCACCCCGTGTAAGAGAAGTACTGCTTGTAATAGGTACAGGTAACGCGAGTAGTAACCGAAGGGGCCTGACCGTTAAGGACAGACACCAGATTGGTGCCAGGGACAAGCGGCCAAAGCTGCGGATTGTCTCCGAGTCGGGGCCACCAGTTCTCTGCCTTAGTCACAGTGACCTCACCATTAACAACGTCAAGATGCTGATAGGTGATTGTCTTGAAACCAGGTCGAGTGTCGATGATGAGTCGATCCTTTTCGGTACCCAGGCCGAAGGTTGACTTGAACTTCAGTTCCTTGCCCGTAGTGTCATTGCGGAATGCCACATTGCCGGACAGGGGACCAGTGATCTCCCATACCGGCCAAACCTCAACGTCGGAATCCATCTCCAGTGCATTGAACTCGGACTGAATGATGCCGTCCGAAACATGGATAGGGAGGAATGCGTGGTGAGGCTGAATGCTGGGATCCTTCGCTTCGTCCTCGGGAGTCGTCGTAAGGAACCAGTGCCTCTCAGGCTCAAGAGCCCAAGACACCCTCGAAGGGTCAGTGACAGTCCAGTAAGGCTCCAAGGCCCTGAACGTCATCACGTACTTGATCCAGGTGAAGCCTGCTGAGTCGCGGGACTCCTGTCCCTCAAGACCAGCGCTGTAATAGGCGTCGATGTAACGAGAGCTACCGCCACCCTCACGGACCACAATCCGTACAGGCCCATTCTTTGGGTTGACAGCGGTAAGCAACCGCTTCTTAAGGTCGATCACTCCTCGACGGTCGGAGCCGTAAAGGTAGACCGGAATAGCCATCTCTCGGGCAGTCGCCCGCACAGATCGGAACATAGCCCCATCAAGGTTCGGGCTCTCGTCATACTTGAGATCAAACCGAGGCATGTCCCAACCATCAGGACCAGACTGGAGAACGTATCCAGGCTTAGTGGGGTTAGGTCGATCAGTAAGAGTGATCCTCTTGCCATCGCCATACGTAAGGTAGACCTGAGTAAGCGGCCACCTTTCAGGCTCGTAAGGATGGGGACCAAGGTTGCCGTTACCATCCGGTACAACCTGATCCCGGAATACTGCGGGAATCGGCATAGTGCCTCCAATGGGAAGGGGGCCGCCCGAAGGCGGCCCCCAAACGATTAGCCGTACAGCATGTCGAGATGCCGGAGCTTGGTCATGATCTGATCCTCAGTCGGGACATTCGGTGCCGCGTAGACGTTCACCGTGTGGCCCTTGTCCTGGGAAAGACCAGCCTTGTCCAACAGCTCTTCAGTACGCTCACGACGGTGCAGAGGCAGCACCAGTTCCGGCCCGGCCTCACCGATCATGCCAACCGTGGGCTTAGTGACAAGGCCACCATTCGCATACCAGTGATTCCGCTTCCAGAAGTCCCAAGCCTTACCCGGATCGCCATAGCGGTTCTTGATGTATCCAAGACCCCAGCCAATCTGAGTAGCGGCATTGTCGTGCCAGTCGGGACCGGTAGAGGACATCTTTGAAGCGGGAAGCGACTGCGGAATACCATAAGCACCCGAGGAAGGGTTAGTAGCATTCCATCGCCAACCAGACTCGCGATTCCACATCTCCACCAGAGTGCCGAAGTGGCCACCCCAGCCCATAGAGTCAAGCATCGACTTAGCGATACCCTTAGCCTGTGCGGGAGATGCGTGGACACCGCCACCACCCTTATAGGGAATGACGCCATCCGCGATATCAGCAAGCATGGTTCCAGGCCACGGATTGAAGTTCCCGTTACCCCCACCAGAAGCGAGGCTAAGCGGGTGACTTCCGATAGCAGCACTCCATGTAGGAGTACCGCCACCCCATCCGTCATTGATAGCCGAGATCGGCACACGGTCAATGGCACCCTGACGCTTTACATCGTTCGACCAGACATAGCCCGGAGTCGAGTCAGCAAGCGCAACGTGGCCATAGCCACCACCAATGTTCGGCCACCACACAGCAGCACCAGGAGGAATCGCACCAGTCGCCTTGTGGCGGTTGCTGGTAGCGAGTGCAGCGACACGAGCAGACGGGTAAAGGCCGTGATAGCCCCAAGCCGTCTCCACGTTCATCTCACACAGGTTGGCCCAAGCACGGGCACCAGACTCCATACGAGACCGCTCAACAGCGATAGCCTGAGCAGCACTCTTAGAAGTCGCAAGGCCCGTGTGGTCATCCCAGTACTTACCCTTAGCCTCAAGCTGGGGCTTGGTCTTAGCGAACATGCCAGCAAGGATCTGACCCGAGGTCTTGAAAGAATCGGAGACAGCCTTAAGGTTCGGCTCGATGACCGCCTTGAAGCCCTTACCGATAGCTTCCTGATAACCCGCGTAAGGATCATCCTTGTGCTTGTTCACCCACTGGGAACCAGTCTGACCAACCACACCACCATTAGCGAAAGCGTTACCAGTTCGCTTAGCAGAGGCATTCCATGCGTGGATGGTGGACGCTCCAAGCTGACGAACTACCTCGGGGCGAAGGATTCCCTCACCCGGAGAAAGGACAGCCGGTACACGGTCCACGCCAGGGGCGTAACCGGGAACCACACCACCAGTCGCAAAGTGGAGAGGACTAAGCGGAGCCTTGTCCCCAGCCAACTTGGCCATTGCCGACATCATCGAAACGGCACCCTGGTTATAGGGACCGTTCACGGTAGAGCGGGTGGACGAGTCCACGAGGGACATCGCCTTACTCCACTCACGCTTGATGGCATCAGCCGACGAGGTGAACTGACCCTCAACACCCTTCACACCAGACTTGAGCTGACCGAAGGTCGAGCTGGTCTTCCCCCAGGACGACGACACGTCACTCTGAACACCGTTCCAGACGGCACGGTTGGTGCCCTGGAAGGTCTTCTCAGTGGACGTGAGCTGACCCGAGAGGTAACCGCTCATCGCCTGCCAGTCAGGCCGGATACGGCCCGTCCAAGCAGCCCTGACGTTGGTAGCCGTCTTGTTCCACTCACCCGAGCTGGTTGCCGTGAACTGGCGCATCGAACCCGCCAGGCCGGAATCAAGCTCCGTCTCCATCTGCCCGTAGACAGGGAGGATGCCCGTGGTCCAGGCCGTCTGCGTTGCCGACGCAAGGTTCTGCCACTCAGGAGTAGCCACCCCGGACACGAAGCCCTTGATGGCACCACCCAGAAGCCCCAGAGCCTCTGTGGGAGCCGCAACAGCCTTCTTAGGGTCACCGCTCTGAGCGTCAGCCCCGGAGGCTCCAGGAGCGATGCCCAGGGCCATGAGGAGTTGCCTTAGCAGATCGTCAACGTTCCCGCCCGAGGAGTTCATAGCGTTGATCAGGTCAGGCCCGAGAGCCTTAGCAACCTGCGGCTTAAGAACAGCCTCACCACGAGAAAGCATTGCCGTAACGGTGTCCTTACCGGGCGCATAACCTGGAACGGTTCCACCATTGGCGAACTTGAACAGTCCGTCAGTATTCGGCATCACTTCCTGTGCACGGGCATAGAAGTTGTCCCAGACCTCGCCAGCAAACTCAGAGGGGTTACCAATGATCTTGCCGAGAAGGTCAATCATGGACTTGACGTTGTCGATGACTCCGTTAAAGAGTGCCTGGAAGGTGTCGATAGCCTCACTCAGCACCTTGCCGGGATCCGTGATCAGATCCTTAGCAAGAGAGCCAAGCCCCTTAATCGTGTCCCAGACGCCACCAAGGAGATCCTTAATCATCTGAAGAAGGTTCTTCGGATTGAGGAGATCAGTGGTGAAATCCACTCCACGGGAAAGGATGTTTCCCTGACCCTTCCACACGTCATCCCAGAAGAGCTGACCCGCAGTCGGGGCAATAGCACCAGCAGCAAGACCGATGAGGTTACCCACACCAGTAGGAGCCGCCTTAAGGAACTGGGGCAGTCGGTCAAACATGAACCCGCGAAGGCCCGTGAAGTTACCAACGGCACCACGGCCCGAGGCGTCACCACCCTGACGGGCACCCCAGGAGCGGACGTTACTTCCAGTCTCGCCACCAATACCGGCACCAGCCGCAGCCATACCGATACCGCCACCAAACGAATCCAGTGCCGGAACGAAGTTCAGGATATTCGTCAGTTCCTCAAGGATGCTGAAAGGCCACTTACGGCTACCCTTGCCACCACCCCCGACGACACCACCCTTCTTGAAGGCCGGAAGGCCAAGAGCCTTCTGGACTCCACCAACGCCACCCTTCATAGCGGCAGCATTCATGGAGTGGATGTATCCGGAGCCAACAGCACGAGTCCACTCAGGCCGCATGACGGCCTCACCGCCCGAGAGGGCTGCAATGTGAACGTCACGGCCGGGCGTGTAGCCGGGAAGAATACCGCCAGTGGCGTACTTCTTCTTAGGCTTACCCTTAGCGGTACCAGCACCACCGCCAGTCTGACGGTTGACCTTCTGAATGTTGGTATCAAGCGTGCCAGCCTTAGTGGCAGCATTCCCGATAGCCGTCTTCAGGTTGTTGAACTCCTTAGTGACATTCGTCAGCTTCAGGCCATTGATGTTGCGGATCTTAGAGTTGAGTCCAGACTTGGCAGTACCGACCGCAGTACCAGCACTATCCGCCCGAGACTTAAGAGTCGTGAACTCGCCCTGAACCTTCTTCAGGCTTTCGCCATTCAGATTCTTGATACGGGTAATGAGTTGACCCACAGCAGACTTGACATTGTCAACAGCCGACTTAAGCGTATTGAACTTTTCCTTGATTGTGCCAAGGGCAGAATCGTTCAGCTTAGAGACAGCGGGCTTAACCTTCTCGACAGCACCCTGAGCGTTCTTAGCCTTATTGGTCAGTGTGCCGAACTCCTGAGAAACCTTGTTGGTGTTCTCATTGTTAAGCGTCGAGATCTTAGTAATCGTCTGGTTGATCTCTCGATCCACACCATTGATCTGACGAGACAGGGCCTCGAACTCTCGATCAAGCTTGTCCAGCTTCTCACCGTTGATCTGAGTCAGCCGAAGGACGATCTTGTCTAGCGCCTGGTCAACCTTCTGTGCGGCCTGCTCAAGCTGGGAAAGCTCACGCTGTGCAGCACTCGTGTTGGTACTACCCCGGCTTCCCTGACGCTGTGCACGGTTATCCGCACGTCGCTGGTCAGTCTGCTGGTACTGGTCTCGCTTCTCCTTGTAGCCCTCCTTGAAAGAGCCACCCCCGGCCCACTGCTGCATACCCTTGAAAGCCTGTGCACCAGTACGGCCAACACCACGAAGGCCCTTGCCGAGAGCGCCGACAGCAGCAAGTGTTCCCCGGACCAGGCCGAATACGGCGCTAACCGAGTTACGCATGATGTTGAAGGCACCGGCAGCAAGCCGGATACCACCAGCAAAGATGATCAGTGCCGGACCAGCCAAAGCCGCATACTTGACAATGGTCTTCAACCATTCCCAACCGTTGTCGGCGTTGTACCAGTCAATGAACTTCCCGAGGCCGGAAAGGATCTTGGACATGACCGGCAGTACCTTACCCAAAGCATCCCCCAGGAGAGGGATAGCCTTAGTGGAGATGTCTCCGATCTGCTGAGTGAAGGCAACAAGCTGCTTACCGAAAGCCGTGTACTCGAACTTGCCGGTTTCCTTGTCGAAGTTACCGAACAGCTTGGAAGACTCCATCGAGATCTTCTCAAACATGTTCTGGAAAGAACCAGTAACCGAGGTAGCGGCATTCTCACCGGAACCCTCGTACTTCTTCCACTGCTTCGACATCCCGTCAATGAACTTCTGAGAAGAGATAGCACCCTTCTTCAGGTCGTCCTTAACCTTTCCGACTTCCTTACGGGAACCGTAAAGGGCCTCCGCAAGGTCGTTGTAGATCGGGATACCTGCGTTGGCAAGCTGGTTAAGATCCTGAGTGTGGACTGTGCCGGACGCCATAACATCCGTGAAACCCTTAAGGGCACGGTTGAACGTCAGGGTATCCATGACACCCCGAGCAGCCGCCATATCGGCAAATGCCTCGATCTCCGTAGTCGCCTTCTTGGTAGTAAGGCCGACAGACTGAAGACGAGTTACCGCAAGAGACATACCGTCGAAGTTGTACGGGGTAGCAGCCGCATACCTACCAAGCTCCTCAAGCGAGGCAGCAGACTCCTTGGCAGTAGAGCCCATGGATTCCATGCGCTTCTGTGCCGTGTTCATGGAGTCGGCGTACTTGATGCCCATAGCCGAGACAGCCACACCGAGGCCGACAATCGGCACAGTGACGTTCTGAGTAAGCAACTGACCAGTGGTCTGGATACGACCACCAGCAAGGACCATGGCATCTTCAAACTTGCGCATGTTCTTGACAGTTGACTTATGGGCAGCAGCAACCCACGTTTGCATAGCCGCATACCAGGAACGGCCATACGCATTACCGGCCTGACGGCCAGAAGCCGCCACCAGGCCCAAGGAGCCACGGGAAGCCGCCAACTGTGCGGCGGTCATCTCGGAACTCAGAGCAGCCCCAGCACGGCGACCAGTGGCCCCGGCCTGAGTGATGATGCCGTTACTGAAGGCCGTCATGGCGGTCTCAGTGCGGGCCATGCCAGCACGGGCACCCTCATTGATGCCACCGCCGATAGCTTCACCAGCTCGACGGCCCATCGTGGCCGCTTCCTGGTTGGTCCGCTGCAACATGGGACGGAGGTTCACGGAGGCCCTGTCAGCAGCCCTCGTAAAAGCGGTAGCGAAACTCCGTCCGGCCGTCACACCGGCCTGATCAAACTGACGAATCAACTGTGCCTGGAATCGATCCAAGGCAGCCTGATTCATCCTAGGACGGACATCTACATAGCCTGTGGCTGTGCGAATGCCCGTAGGCTCAGCAGCCATACGAACTCCCTATAGCATTGAATGGATGTTGTTAAGGAAGCTGGCTACCTCACCAGTAGAAGCCAACTTCTTAGGCTCCTCTTCGGGAAGCACATCACCAGGTCGCGGAACAGGATCCGGGAAAGGAACCTCTCCGGCACCCTCACCAGAGTTAGCCTGAATGAACATCCAGTTCGATACCTCTAGGGCATCCGTAACCCTTGCCATAAGATGCTCTTGAGTGCCCCAAGAAAGGGACTCGTCATAAGCCATCGGCAGGGCCGCTTGACCATGCATGTGCATAAGCCTCTTGGAGAGAACCAGCACCCTGCGTAGGGATACCTTGTTTCGCCACACGTCCAAGAGGTCAACCCCAAAGAACTGTAGAAGGTCTGCTTCTAGCTCCTCGGGGTACTCACTCATGACATGGGCGACCCACATTAGTTTCCCTCGTCACCGAACCCCGCAGCTTCCGCCACCAGCTCAGCAAACTCCTGGAACTCTCGAATGGTCGGGCGGGAAGCCTCAAAGTCTGCCCACTGCTCAGGGCCAAGAATGGCGCTCAGGATCTCGATCTCGTCGCCACCACGGATCGCCTTAAGAACCTCGAACGGCATATCAAGCTGAGACGGAACCTCGAACTCAACACCCTTGAACTCAAGAGCGGAAGGACCCTCAACGGCCTCCGCCTCCTGAGCCTCCGCAGCCTTAGCAGCCGTAACCTTGCTTGCAACAGTCTTCTTCGCAGCAGCCATAATTAACCCCAAAAACTAAACATTGATTGAAAGAGAGAGAAGAGAAGGGGGTGTTTAAAGGCACACCCCTAAAGCCTTAAGTGGAACGCCACTTACGCGGGAACGTCCCCAAACGACACCTTCACAGTAGGCGCAGAGGGCCCATTAGGGTTTAGAACACCCTCATCAATCACCACTGCAACCGGAGCCGCAGCCTTAGAACCAGCAGCATTCTTGGCAGTCACAACCACAAAGATGCTGTCACCTGCGACCGCTGCACCGAAGTTGGCGTCAAGGACATTGGCGTCAATGGCCGTAGCCGTCATAGCACCAGCAGAGGTAATACCCGGATTCACCTCAACAAGGGAACCCGAGTTAAGCCGGGCCTCAACCTTGAAGGTGTCAGCCGGGCCATACTGGTTGTCAGTGAAACCAGGGTCAGTGATTTCTACATTGATCTGCTTAGCAAAAGTAGCCATAGGCCACCTTCCCTTTTATCGAACCTGATAGGGAGACTTAGACAGTCTCCGCGTCAACCTGCGGGGCCGCAGGAGCCTTAACCGTCTCCGGAGGCGTGGTGCCTTCCTCGGCGCCGGACATGTCCTTCGTGGTGAGAAGCTTCGCCAGAGTGCCGTTCTCGTCCAGGGCGTCAACGGTGAGGCCGTACTTCTGGTTCTCAGTCCGCTGAAGGGTGATCGAGTCACGGTCCGAAATGATCGCGTGCGGGACAACCAGACGGTTCTTAATGTCGGAGTCGAACCACTCGACCACAAGGCAGATCTGGGAAAGCTCCGGGTTGGACTCAATGTCCAGACCAAAGACGCCATCCTCAATCTCAGTCCACGACGTACCGAAGTAGGTCTCGGTAACGGTCGGGTTGACCTCCATAAGGGTCGCCTTCACCTGAAGGGAAGCCTTAGAGACCGAATACATGATCGGGGTGGCGGACTGCCATGCCTCAATCTCCTGCGTCTCAATGCTGGGGGTCAGCTCGACGCCATCCGTGGTGGCATAGCCCATTTCATGCCAGTCGTCCTTGCCGACCTTCAGATCCTTATTCGGGTCCAGAACATCCGGGTCACTGAAGATGTTCTTGTTGGGGTTGTACTTCTTAACGAGAATGCGCCCGTCCGGAGCGAAGCGGACGTTATCAGCCTTGTTACCAGCCATTTAGGAATTCCTTACTTAGATAACTACTTGCCTATCTCGTAGACATAGATGGACAAGCTGTGAATGAAACGAGACTCACGAGACGTTTCATCGGGGAAAGAAGAAGGTGCATCGACCTCTTGCACGTCAGCCACATAGGCGGCCTTCACGACATGGCAGGGGAGCTTTTCAAGCAGATACTCACGGACGGCATAAGCAAGTCCAGCAGCCTCACGCTTAGTCGGCCCATAGGTGGACACCGTGAAGTCGAATCGGTCCATGCGATCCCGGACGGTTCGTTCACCGCCGTGCACGTCACAGATGATTGCCCTCTGGCCCGTCTCACGGCCGATAGCGTCGGCGGAGATGAATACCCCGTCGAACTCGTCCAGGCCGACGAGATAGCCCACCACAACGCTTGCGGGATCAATCCTCACGAAGACCGCCCCCTCATCTGGGCAGCAGCCGTCTTAAGGCCCTTCTCAAGCAGATGCAGACCTTCATGTTCACGGCCCGCACGGTCACGGAAGCCGTACTCAACGAAGTGCCAGTTGACGGCACGAACACGAAGTTCGGCTTCCCACCCGTAACCCCTAAGCGTCTTGTTGATCTCAAGACCAGCGGCATACGATCCCTTGTGGGGAAAGGTGCCACCAGAAGCGGGACCAGGACCACGCTTAGGGACGTTCTTGTAAACGAAGTTGTACGCGATCTGCATAGTCTCCGTGACGAGCTTTTCCATCTCTGGAGTGGCACAAGCCTCGAACTTAAAGGTGGGGTCGATGATGACTTCAGAAGCCATTAGTGCCTCACCTTCCAGGCAACAGCCTTCACGTGCTTGATGCTGCCGAAGAACCAGCGTTCCGGCTTACCGTCGATCTGATAGAACTCGTCCTCGTAGACGAGCTGCATCGTGGCGTCCAGCTCGACCGTGACGGGGAAATAGACGTTCAACCACTCCTGGTCCGTATCCCGCTCTACAAGAGCTTCAGTGGCCCTGTAGGGCTGTACGGAAGCCTTGCCAGTCCAGAACGGCTCAGGCTCGACCTCTCGGTGTTGCCCGTACTCATCACGAACCAGGAAGGTCTTATGGACTGCTACCGGATCCTTGAAGTAGTACAGGTTCACCAACGCACCACCTTTGCCGACAGGTAGCGAGTGCGGTACTTCTTCAACAGAGACCGGCTCGACGCGGAAAGGCTGTAGTTGGTGGAGCCATAGTTGACTTCAAGGTCACCGACCTTTTCAGACTTGATACCGGGCGTCTGGACAGACCAGTAAGAAACCTCGGCAGCAGCGATAGCCTGAATGTCGCCAGGAACCTCCTTGTACCCATACGAGAGCCGTATAGCCACCTTCGGGTTATGGGAGAACTGTTCCGGCATCCAAGGGCTAGACCGCCACAGATAGTCGCGCTGCATCATCCAGTCCTGTACAGGGACCTTCACCTCTTCACCAGAGGTCATGTCGCTGAACCAGACTTCCTTGACCATGCCTACCGGCTTGTAGTACTGGGGCATAGGGATGAAATGCTCGTTGCGAATGTCGAGATAGATAACCTCGTCATCGTGCCACTGGAAGTCCACACCACAGATAGAAGTGATCATGCCGGATACGGCAATAATGAAAGCCTCTACCTGCTTCTTCTCTTCCTCTGAATACGTGGAAGGGTCGCGGCCCTGTTGAGCCGCGACCTCTTCAAACGTCGTCAAGGAGGCCATAGGTACCTCCCTGTGGAATTACTTGGTGGCCGTCTTAACCTGCGGCGCGGCCGGAGCCTTCAGGGCCTCGCCACCCTCGCCAACAAGCTCCGGGTTACCGAGAACGATCATCTGCTCAGGGCGAACAATCTTCGCGCCAAAGATCATGCGACCCTTAACGGCGTCGGTGAACTTGCGCTCCGGACGGAACGACTCAAGGTCCGACAGGGTGTGGGCGAAGGAGACAGCCTCACGGGTCGTCAGGACACCGTAGATGCCATTAGCACCCGACTTCGGCTCACGGACGAACGTGGCGTCCTTGTAAGCGTTAGCGTCGTCCAGGTGGCGACCAATGGTGTTCGAGACGATAACCGGCAGGCCAAGAATCGTGCCGACAACACCAGTCCGCATAATCGACGTGCCGTCACCCATGTGACCGGCGTCAATGAACTTCGGGTCCTCAAGCAGGTCTGCGTACTCCTCCGGACCAACAACCAGAACACGGCCCGCAGTCGAGACGTTACGGATGTTGAGAACGGTCTGAGCACGAAGGATCTGGCCGTAGTGGTTCGCACTGTCCGTCGCGTCAACCAGGGAAACCTTGCCGTGCAGCGGAATGTCACCCCAGTTCAGGTCCTTACCCTGAAGACCAGACTTGATCGTGGACACAATGTGCGAGTCAATGTTCTCAGCAAGGTTACGAGCCGACTGGCCGGTGAGCTGAGACATAAGGGCAATGCCCTTCGTCTGGACCTGGTGGAGGTTATCGACCTCGAAGCCCCACGTACGGGCCTGGTCCACACGCAGCTCAATGAAGTCATTGTTCAGACGGTCGAAGTGGTCGATCTCCGCATACGCAGCACCGGAGTTAACACCACCCTTACCATCCAGAGTGCCGCCATTGATCTTGATCGAGTCAAGAACGTGCGGGACCTTGACGACATCACCGGGGCCGCGAAGCTCACCCTCATAGGTGCGGTTGGTCAGGCCACCAAAGACAAGGCCGGACTCAAGGTCGGTCAGAAGCCGGGAAGCCCAAAGCTCCGGAATGAAAGTGCCGTTGATGCCAGAGCCAGCAGCAAAGGTGTGGTTCGGGGCCTGCTTAGCAAAGCCGCCGTCGTAGTTGTTCCCGTTGGGGAGCTGGGGATTAGCCATAGTGTTTCCTCTTAGTTAGAACCGTTCAGAAGGGCTTCAAGATGGCCCTTCTCATGCGCCTCATTGATCTGTGCGGGAGACAAGCGCTTGAGGTCATCCCGCGTGTACTGGACGGGTCCAGAACCACCCTGCGGACCAAGGCCAAGCTGACTGGCCGACGGATAGGCAGGAGCCTTCGGGGCCTGATAGGCCGCGAAGGAATTCACGAAGGCAGAAATGGCATCCGAGTTAGGGCGGCCATCGTCACCAACCAGACGGGACGTGTCGATAAAGCCCGTGACACCCTCGGGGAGAGCCACACCAGCCTTAGCGGCCTCGGCGGTAATCTGGGCAAAAGTAAGGTCCTTACCGAACTCCGCAACAGCGGAATTCCGACCCTCAGCCCGAGCGGCCTCAAGGGCCTTCTCCTGGT